CTAAACAACCATTCTTCACAATGCCCAGCGTATTGCTGGGCATTTTCATATAGACGCAATCCCTTCTGATTTACTCAGCCCCTAAAACAATTTGTTTTCTGCGTTCTATTATCAGTTAGAGTAACAGTATTAACAAAATAATGGAGCAAATTATGTCGATTGTTGATAAAGCTCATATGTTTGCCGTTGGAGTGTATGGTGGTGTAGGTAAGAAGCGTAGATATACGGGGGAAGACTACGTTACACACCCAGTTTCTGTGCGTGAGATTGTTGCTTGGCACGGAGGCACTGTCGAAATGCAGGCTGCTGCATTATTACATGGTGTTATTGAAGATACCCATATCACTATCGAAATGGTACGCGAGTATTTCGGGAATCGTATAGCTGAGATGGTACTGGCGCTGGCAAACGTTGCCAAACCAGACGACGGCGATAGTCTTGCGAGATTCATTATTAATGTTCGCGAATTGCAAAAGACGTTGGATATGCAGACGCGAATGATTAAATTGGCCGACCTGTTGGACAATCTTACTGCTATTAAGCTGTGTGCACCTGGTTCCTCACCTATCTATTTTGCTGAAACAGAGCTTATGCTGGAAATGGTCTTTAACGGCAGGGCAATTGGCCCCGATGCTGGTGTTGTAGAATATTTAGAGAGTAAAGGCATTGAGCACGAATTATTAGTAAACGTACGAGCGGTAGTGAATAAAGGCATATCTGACTTGAAGCCAGAGTACCGAACGCAATATGAATCCTATAAGGAGATGATTTGGCACAAATGGCGTCAATCAGAATATCAACATAGCGCGAACGTAACCTCCCATCCTGCAGCCGGATGCCGGTGCTAAACCTGGCCACCAGGTTAAGTAATTAAACAACCTCTCTTCGCAATGCCCGGCAACACGCCGGGCATTTTCATATAGACACAATCCCTTCTGATTTACACAGTACCTAAAACAATTTGTTTTCTGCCTTTTGTTGTTAGAGATAATAAGCCACATAAGAAAACAACTTGTTTTGGAGTGGTTGAAATGTTGAACATTACCCAAGCCTACCAGGTGGCATTGATCAGTTCATCTCATACATCAGAGGAAGATGCTCGCCGATTCATGATCGCAAGCAATGAGCTGGATTGGGTTTCACAAATTGATGGCGGTTGTATTGTCCACGCCGGGTTACAGGATGATGTCTGGAAAGACGACTTGCGTCGATATGGTATATCCGAAGGCGCGATTGCTAACATTCAGAAAGTACTTGATGTAGGCTTTGACTCTGTACATTTTGATTGTGGTGCGCCGGTCGTTGAAGGGCTTGAGTGCTGGAACTGGTAAATCTGCAAACATATTCAAACCGTTGATAATGGCGGTCACAATTTGATTCTTTTCTATAAGAATCCGTTGATCGCCACTACTCCCCTTCCATGCCTGCAATCACATCCTTAAATATCAATAGGTTACAGTTGTTTATACCAATAAGAAAACAACTAAATAACAGATCAACGAAACATCAACGCTTTCTCCCGATTTGGTCTAAAAAATTGACGTTTTCACACATCACTTCTTATACCCGTAATCCTACGCAGCAGACAGCTCCACAGCGTCCAATTTTCACCACAGACGACTCAACACACTACCAACAAAAACACACGCTCAAAATCGCTCCCGTTGCGTTACACAACCATATAAACAACTTATTTTCAGGCATAACAAAACAACTAAATAACACACATGCCATTCCCAAAAACAACCAACCTCTTTATGGCAGGCTACCGAAAAGACCCACCTCTTCTTCCCAGGCTACCGGATAACCAACCTAACTTTCACAGGCAATCCGAAAACATTCACACGCGCGATACCCACGACACGCCATTCCCCAAACAGCGAAGAAACACCAGAATCACTGAAACCCCAACGAAGCCTGTAACCGCAAGGTTTCTCTCAATCCCAAAAGACACGAAACAGAACAATCACGGGAAACGCCATTACCCAATACACGAATAACTACAAAAGCCTTTCACACTCCAGACAAACAACTCAAACACAATAACGAAAGGAATCGCCCACCTGCCATTACTCCATATACGGAGAAGAACAATCACCAAAACGACGAGAACACCCCATAGAAGAACCACCGCAAAACGAACGAAACCACATACACCGACAGAGAAAACAACACACCCAATTCACCAACAGAAATAGTCGCCGTATAGAACATTCTGGAAGGAGTGAGCATTAACGCCTATAGAGAGGTTGAGACAGATAAAACACGAAGAAAACACAACATGTATAGCGAAGAAGCCAGGTATGTATAAGTGGAGAGGGAAGGAGGGGTGTCGCCTCCTTTTTCGTATTTATTCAACTCCTGATTTTATCCCCCGTAACACCCCTACGGTCAGCCTTCGGTCCATACAGGGAAAAGGCTGCATCCCGCTACAGAAACGGCTGGGTTGCCTTCGGGGAACGGCTGGAGGTTTTCAGGGAAACGGTCGAGTTGCCTGTGTGAATTTCGGGAAAAGGTTCGATGCCGGTTCAGGAACGGCGGCGTACCGGTATAGCGTGAGGGAGAGTTGCGACTGCCCACCTGTAATGTGCGGGAAGAAGAGAGGCGCTCACGTGCAGGCGAACTTACTTCCCGCTGGATTCCCTCTGAATGCCCAGCTACAGCGTAATTGTGCCAGACAGCCAGCGGGTCACAATCGATTTCAGTAGGTTTTCGGGGAGAGGATTATTCTGCCCACCAGCCATCTTCGGCCACTAAATCAGAATAATGTAAAAAGTGTACTCGGTACTGAACCTGAAAACTCACTGCCAAAACCACATTCACCGGAATAAAATCCTTTTTCGCCTATACGTTATTACGATAATAACACCAATAAGAAAACATGTTGTTTAAGGATTGCTTTATGTTTGCACATATCGACATCAACCAAATTAAGAAATTGACTCAAAAAGAGTTTGACCAGTTCTGTGAGCTGGAAGGTTGGTCTTCCACTCTGATCAATTCGCGGTGGGTGCTTGAGCTGATGACTCGTGATGACGCTCCTGCTTTGATGATTTGCGACATGGGTGAAGATGCTGACTTTATGGATATGAGCGAATTTTGTGTGGACACATACAACCGCAGCCAGAAGTACTACTTCACATGCGATAGCGAGAATGACGTGATTTCTAAGGTCTATCTTCACCTTGTCCAGCATTGGGACGTTCAGGAGTTTCTTGAAGTATTCGCGTAACCTCAACCAAAGCCAGCAATGCTGGCTTAACTTCTCTGTGGCCGCAGGGAAGAACCCGCATATCGCTCATGCGCCTGATCAATATGCTTTGTAGCCGTTTTCTTACTGGTATTATTTACGCCATTGAGAAAATAAGTTGTTTACGGAGTTGTGATGAAAAAATCATTGGTTCTTGGTCTGGACAAAGACCAGAAGCGAAAAGAGAAGCCTGCGCTGGTTGCTCAATTAACTTTGCTGGACATCGTTGCCAATGGAACCTCTATTCGTCTGTTCCGTGAAACAGCGGTGTCTTTCGATAAAAACACCTTTACTCGTTATGTAATGAATGTTCGTCGCCAGCGTGGAAAAGGCTGGGTGGCATTTCAAAGAATGTGGCCGGAACATCAGCTCGAACTGGCTTTGATGGAAGTTAACCGCGTGGCCCAACAAGAAATTCAGAGAGCATCAGTGATGGCAATAGCCTGATAATGTGCAAGTGGTAATTAGTCGACAGTACGACAGCCCCGCCATCCTTACGGGGCTTTTTTGTATTGTAAGTACATACTTACGGTTATAAAATAGAAAAATAACCAAGACACTACGGAGAGTGAAATGACCGTTAAACGCGAAAAACTGACAGTTGATGTTTACTATGCCTCTGAAACTGCCGAAGGTAAGAATGTGGCAAAAATCACCGTTGTTACGTACAACACCGAAACTGGTGCCGAAGTACAGGCCAGTACGATCGTGCGTAAAGGTGATGCCTCCGGCGGCGAGTACGCGACTCAATACCAGTCCATTCTCGATGCAACTGACCCGCTGCTGCTGAAAATCGAGAACTACTTCCGCCAGGTTGATGAAGAGGTGTTTGAAACCATGATGAGTATGGTTAATTCCGTATTCACCTCCAGCCTGAACACCAGCACCACCTGGATTGGCCAGTACGGTCTGCGTATTACCTCCGGCATTCCTGCTGACACCTTAATCCCTGAAAGCGTATTCGCTTAATCCTCTTTAAATGGCGCGTAAACCGCGCCATTTTCTTATGCCCGATAACAATTTGTTTTCTGCCTTTATCTTACTGCGATAATTACAACAACAAGAAAACAACGTGTTTATTAGGTGGTGAAATAATATGGAATACATTGTTACTGTCGCTTCGTCAGATCGGGAGTCGTTACTTGAGGCTATCAGAAGCATGGAAAACATCATCATGTCAGAGCAGGAGCTTAATGGTTATCTTGAGATGGATGATTTTTCTATCAAAATGGAGGTGAAGAATGACTGACTTCACCATTACCCCTAAAGCACAAAATGTATTTCTTGAATCATGGCTGGACTTGCCGGAAACAGAACAGCAAGAAATGGATCATGTGGATTATGACGAGCAGGTAAGCACGCGATTCTTCCACTTTGAGGGATGCGTTTACGACATTGCCGACTTCATGCGAGATGACCGCTTCCCTGAATGGCACGCAAGCTATCCACTAAACGCCTTTGCCATGCTGATGATCCGTGTGGATGATTCAGGGGATACCATCGACATCGGTCTGCTCCACTGAATAATAAGGTCACCAATGCTGGTGGCCTTAAATGACCATCCTGTTCCCCGCAGGCTAAAAACACCAACCTCTTACCTCCAGGCAACCGACAAACCCACCTGTTCCCGTCCGGCTACCGCAACTTTCCACTTTGACGCCTTATTCGTACAACGATAATTAACGCCAACAAGAAAACAATTTGTTATTTACGATAAGGAATTAATCATGAATTTTATCGCTACTGTAAACGCACCCGCACATGGCAATATCGCTGTAACGTTCTCTGACATTGAAAAACGAGTACTTGGTGCATGGCGCGACAATGAGACGGTAGAACTGTCAGCACAAGAAAAATGCATTATTGCACGCGACATCATTGGCAATCGTCGTTACTCGCGGGTATTTGAGAAAGCGTATGTGGTAAATTCTGGATTCGGAACGTTCGTCTTTCCGGTGCGCTCCGGGCGATTCTGCCAGTCCAAGCTGATTGAGTTCGCTACGCAGATTTCGGTCTGGATTAAAACTCAATCGTCGTTCAAATTTTCCGACGATGAAGCAGTATCGCAGGGGATGCGGATCGCCAACAATGCAATTAAATGCAAAAACATTACGTATACCGCTGGCGTTGATACATGGAAACTGTTTTGCGCTAACTTTATGTTGAATGTATACGCAAGCAACCGCATCCACATCCTTGATGGCGTGTAACTGAGAAGAGGGCCAGAAACGGCCCTTTCTCTATAGCCACCAGCTGCCGCAGGGAAATTTTCAGAAACGGCGAGGAACGCATTCATGAGCCGACGGGAAACGGCCAGGATTTTTTCGGGAAACGGCTGCATTCGCCTTTATGTAGAAAAAACATCGGGAAGCTGGTGGAATCCAACCAGCGGTTGTCGGACAGGTGAGCGGGGAAAATTATGATGACTTTCGTCGCCTGAGACATCCAGATTTCTTTCGTAGCATAATCACATACGTGATTAAGTGGTGTGATTATGTGAAAAATCACGCGCACATAATACGCGAGCGGATACGGAACAAAACGAAATGCCGATCCGCGCCGACAAATAAACGCGGATCATAAAGCAAGACTAAAAGCCAATGATTAACCATACTCTATAACGCAATATAACGCGTTTTAAGCGCGTTAATGTGTTAAGTAATGGGTATGTACTGGTAAGGATATAAAAGCGCGTCTATGGCGTTATTTTGGTGCTTATTTTTATGTTGTTGGAGTGAGTTAAAGACAATAAAAAACGCGCCAATGATGGCGCGTTATGGTGGGAGTATTGGAAACGAAAAAAGCGCCCATAGTGGGCGCTCGATTTTATTTATGTAAACTGATTTCAAATCCCATTTCTACAAACACTTTTAACATTAAAAATATATCAGCGTCGTTCACGTCTGCTTTTTTTCGCTCCTGGTCGCTCAATAAGTCAATTTTGCGCGTCGTTTCATCTATAAGCTCAACAGATCCAGCGTAACCAGCGATCCCAGCAATATCATTAACACAATATTCATTGTGGACGTTAACGCCAGCGATAAGAACAAACATGATTAAGCTCCTTAAAAAAATTAAATAGAATTTTGAAGTTTTCCGATTAATGCGCTTAAACGTAAGTATTCACGTTTGCGCTTGCAATCTCGCTTGCTGTTAAGCAAATCAGAAAACGTAAAATTTAATTGGTCGCGTTGCGCGATCAAATCATCGATTAATTCCAGTTTATAAGCGCGATACTTTGCGCGATATTCCGCGCGGATCTTGTCATAGCTGACCATTTTTAAAGCTCCTTTAAAGCGCCCATAGTGGGCGCTTGATTCCATTAATTACGCTTTGAAAGCATCAGCTAAATAATTGTAGAAATCATTTTTAATGAAGCGATATTGCTGAGTACCAGCTTTTGCGCTCCCAGCTCCTTTGACTTTCTCAACAAGTCCGAGACGTTCGCAAAGATTGATCAACTGGTTGGCTTGAGTATAGCCAGCGTCCAATTTAATTTCGCACGCTTTTTTAGCTTCATTCATTAAATCGAAAACAGCGCCATTAGTGAACGTGTCGATCTCGTCGTTAATCATATCGATTAAAGCGAATACACGAGATCCTGACATATCAGCGACGGAATAAACGCATTTACCAGCTTTAATGGATTTAACCAGATAAACCAGTTTTTCCAGTGAATAACTATTAGTCATAGCATCACGGAAAAATACTTCTGGCGCTTGTTTGCTTGCTTTAATCGCATAGTAGAAAACAGAGCATAATTTTTCGTCTTCTACTGCGTTTACGACGTTGTTGATGAAGTAAGCAAGTTTAGTGGTCGCAGCTTGCATATTTGCTTTGTCTGCTTTAGTGTGCGTACCATTTTTATAATGTTCGTTATATGTTTGAGTTGCCAGATCTGCTTTTTCGCGCAGTTCATCGGATACAATGGAAGCAGCTTCAATGATGGATTTTTTAGAAATGATAATGTTAGCCATGATAATTTTTCCTTATGTAAATTTAAAATTTATTGTCGTTAGCGTCTTCGCTTTCGACGAGTTCAATTATCGATACGCGAAAAAAGATTGCAAGTGTTTTTTTAAAATTTTTTGCAGGGATGAAAGTCCTAGAAATAAAAGCGAGATCGTCGAAGGTGTTCCCTAAATAAATAATCGATTCCGGCTTTCGATCTTATATATATTTAGGTTATTTGATTTATAGATATAAAGAAGTGATGTGAAAAATAATAACCGGACTTAGCCGGTTATTAACCTTATAGATTTATTGAACAGACTCTACAGCCTTACGATTGGTGTCAAATAGCGCATCAACGAACTGTGCCGATGACTCGCTAGATTCGCAATCCAACATTGCCCGTTCTTCATTTGCCACTTTCTTACACAGTTCCACATTCTCACCTATCGCTTTTCCTGCTTTTACGGCTGCCGAAAATTGATACATGCAAACTGATACATTCTGAGACGTTGAGCACACGTCATTCATCAGCGACTGAATGACAGGCTTATAGTCCATTGCATTTGCCGCAACTGAGCAAAGTAAAAATAATGGTGGTAACAATATCGATTTCATAACTCAAAAAGGCAAAATTCGCTCAACCCAATCGAACAAAACAACTATTTTTCTACCGTTCTCGACACGTAGTGTAACCTGACAAGCATCTGCGCCTGCTGACACCCCCTCAATTTCACGGCCATCCGCCATGTACACCCTTATAGATTTGTTTGCTTTGTAGGCTTGGTTGCAAATTGCAAAAAAATCGCGGCGTGATGGCCGATTATCGACATAATCAGGGTGAACTGTTAGTCGACCTTTGAAATCGTGAGCGATACTGTCAACCACACCTGATTCAATTGTACTAATGCGTTCAAGTGGGAGCCTTATGCGATTTTCTTTATCAAAAGGGGCTGGGCAAAGGTCAACTTTGTTACGAGATGGCATGAGGCCATAAACGTACATGCAAAACGCCTGACCATCTTCGAGAGTGGCCCTTACAGGAATTTGTTCTCTGCGCCAGAACATCAGTAGTTTTTCAACGTTAGTGTAATCTCGAGGCCAGACTTCTGCTGGCACACCGTAGGTGATGTCTTTCGTCGTCATATCATTATAAAGTGGTTGGCAATATATCCATTGTACCATCCCAGGTAGTGAAAACCCGATATGTTTTCGCGTCGCCTTGCTTTAGTTTTATTTCTCGCTCCATCCTGGAGGGGTTAAATGCGCAAAGACCTGAACTTTCAATTGATGTCCCAACGATCCAATCTCCTTCATTAAGATAGAAAGTTGCTTTTTCACCAGGTTCCAATTTTGCTGCCGTTTCTCCATTGATGAATATAGAAGCGTTACATCCAGAACCAACCAGCCCTTTGTCTCTAACTATTGTTAGACTAGACTCATGTGGTGTTTGATATTTAAATGTTCTGCTTTGAGGTGCATACTTTGCCTTTGAAACAGATATAGATGAAGATGAACACCCAATTAGTGATGTGGCTAGTGTTAGAATAATTAGGTTTGTTGCTTTCATATTTGTCTGGCTATGATTAATGGATGGTTACACGTTAACTTGGGTTCTATTGTAAATATCTATTAAGAGGTCGTCCCTTTTTATATCTCCGCAGATTTTGTTGAAATTTAATTCGCCTGATATTATTCCTTCATTGTATTTTTCGATGAAATCTTTCAATGCGAGATGATTCTTAAAGAGAAACGAAAATCCATAGGACGAAGTGCTATCGTTTATCAGTTTTTGAGCATTTGGGTAATCGTATAAGTTTGAATGCAACTCTAATTTACCTGGAGCTACGCCGACACAGGATTTCATAATGGAGAACAGTCTTGATATATCATAGGGATAAAAGATAATACCGCAATTTGTCTTGGTACCTTCAATATCCTTTACGTATATATAGTGCTCATAACGATCTTTGCGCGAAGCCTTTAGTTTATATTTGATGAGTTTGTGCTCTCCTTTTTGAGAAGATGTTAGGTACGCCTGCTTTTCTAAACAAGACTGCTTTGATTTACAATAGATATGAACACATTCCTTTATTCGCCTTGCACTTAAGTAATTACTATCAATGTCAAGTACACCCATTCACACCTCCGGCTATAAACATTGATAAGCCTACAAATATCATTCAGCCAATCAAGAACTTTTTTCAGCCGGAGACTTATGCGGTTAAAAATGTGACAAATGTCACATGAGAATGCCCTGTTGGACACTATCGTAGTCTATTAATCATTCAATGTTTGTCTTGATTAAATTCATTCTCTAGGCCACATCAATTGATGTGCTCCTTTTACAAGTAAGCACATCTTGGAATTGGCGGATGGAGGGAATGCGAAATGTTATGGCAGTTTGCTTAGAATTTGTTCTAGGTCTTCCTTTGTCATATTAGAGTTTTCATAGATGCGCATGATTTTCTCACGAGCCTTAGCAGAGACTCCAACGGCAGAGGAAACTTTATCAAACTCAGCCATCGTCATCGCCTCTAGGATGGTATTGATAACTTCAGCCTTAGACATTTTGATGTTTTTTTCTTTTAGTTTCATTTGAAACTTTCCAAGTTTGTCATTGGCCTTATCAGACAATGCCACCTGACAATAAGTTGTTTTCTTTTCGCTCATAACTAATCTCGTTTCAGAACTCCAAAATCGAATGCGCCATCAATAGGCAATACACCTTCTGCAAAGCCAGGTGTGGTGTCGATGATGTGTTTTCGCTCATAAGAGTGAGACAACAGATATTTGTTGCTAATGTCAATAAAATCAGTGATAAAACATACGTTTGCCTGATTCTTCTTGGCTCGTAAGCCACGACCGACACGCTGCCTCATTTCAACTTCTGCTTTCCCACCACCAGCAAGAATGACCGCACCAACGCTTGGCACATCAACACCGACATCCAGAATAGTCGAGCCTATTAAAACATCTATTTCTCCAGACGCTAAACTGTTCAGCTTTGCTTGCCTTGTCGCCTGGTTAGATTCCCCATAGATGAAGTCAACTCTAAGGCCGGACTCTTTCATCATTTCCATCAGGATTTGCCCGTGGCGTTTAAGGCGAACCAGAGTCATACAATTGAGAGAATGTTGCTTATAGAGCAATGCTTCGCGAACAATGGCCTCGTTACGTCCCAAATTATACACGATCCCCAACTGATAAGCCTTTTGGTAGGCAGTACTCATACCTACTCTAAAATTGAGGTGTTTGTTGGCAAGTTCTGCCTTGATTCTGGCCTCGTCTGGTTTGTAGGCAACTTTATGATAAAGGAAGTACGGCTTTGCCAGAATGCCTCGATCAATCAGGTACTTTTCTGTGACTTTAATTTCAATTCGCCCGGCCACCGCCATCAGGCGCATGTTGGCTTCCGTCGAATCCTTCATGAACGGCGTGGCTGTAAGCGCCAGACGATAGTCTGCGTTCACACATAATCTGGCGATGTCATAGAAATTTGAGCCTGAAGACTCATGCGCCTCTTCCAGAATAAGAAGAGAGACACTTGAAAGGAAGCGTTTCACCAACTCCCGACGTTTGAGGTGGTAGCTTTTCTTATCTGGTGTTGCATCGCGTGGTGGTTCTTCGAGGAAACTTGCAAGAGTTTGAACTGTAGCGACGTTGATATGTCGTGATACCTGGAACTCACCCGAGCCAATGACTCCAACCTTTTGGTCTTTTAACCACGGTTCGCCATTTTCGGCGCGGTAGTCGATGGATCTCTGGAAGTTATCGGCCATCTGAAACATCAGAACAGATCGGGTTGTTAAAAATAATGTCATTCGACCGATACGTGCAGCTGCTTTGCAGGCAACGTTAGATTTCCCGCCACCAGTAGCGATCTGCGCAATCATCATTCCCTCGCGAACTAGTGTTTCCACAGCCTGATCCTGATACGCATAATCAGGATTGTATGGGAATGGGTTAACCGCCGGATTTGGCTTTCCAAGCGCCGGGACTTTGTCTTTGCGGATATGAACACATTTGATGCCCGCCTTGTTCAAGTTCGCCACTACAGGCTTGGCAAAGCCAGCAGGGAACGAGTTTTTACTCCAGTTGAACATCGTGCTTGTGCCCTTCCAGTCGCCAGTCTCGACTTCGTAGCTCAACATTTGCTGCACCAGTTGCTTTACCTTGTCATCTGCGCCAGAAATAAGCGCATTAACTGCGTTAGATACAATCCGAACAGTCATAAACCTCTTTCCTTAGTGCCTTTTGTATGTTATTTGGCTATTATAATAAGTAAGTAGTTACTTAGTGGATTGTAGCAATAAAATGGATGTAAAAATCACGATTTTGCAGGTTGATGTTGCCAACCTTCGCCCGAATACCTGGAACACCAATTCGGTTGGTGCGCAGAATTTTGAAAAACTGAAAGGTTCTATCGAAAAATTGGGCTTTTTTAAGCCAATTTTGGCTCGTGAACTTGAAGATGGATGTTTTGAAATCCTCGGCGGCGAACATCGCTGGCGTGCTGCTATTGAGCAAGGAATTTCAACGGTTCCGGTGCTTTCTGTGGGCAAAATTAGCGATGTCGTGGCTAAACAGATGTCACTGGTGGACAACGAGCGATACGGTGAAGACGACCAAATCGCATTGCAACGCTTCATTGAAGAAATTCAGTCAGAACTTGACTATCAACTGTCTGAAATCGCCCCGTATGACGACGAAATCTCGATGGTTTTAGCAAAAGAGGCGGCAATCGACCTTGAAGCACTGGAGGCGTTGTCTCGTGGTAGTGATGAGCCTGTCGATACCGACAAACGAGAGAAAACCGAACGTGTGGGTGCGGAACATCAGACCATGCGCTTCAAAGTAACTTTCGATGCGTCAGATCGTGTTGCAGAAACCATAAAAAACATCATCAAAGAGCAGGCTATTAACACCGGTAATGAAATGGAGAACGCTGGTGAGGCTCTGGTGTGGCTGGTCGACTACTACAAGGAGCGTATGTAATGACCAAAAAGTTTGAAATCGTATATCGCGACCCGGCAGATCTTATTCCCTATGAGATGAATGCCAAAAAGCATGATGAACAGCAGATCCGAGATCTGGCCGCAGCCATTAAAAAGCGCGGGTTTGACCAGCCAATTACGGTCGATAAGAACGACGTAATTATTACTGGCCACGGCCGCCGTGAGGCTGCAATTTTTGCTGGACTTGAGCGCGTACCGGTTATTGTTCGCGATGATCTCAGTGATGACGAGGTTCGTGCGAAGCGCCTTGAAGATAACCGACTTGCCAGCATTGATTACGATGCAATTAAGCTACAGAAAGAGCTTGAGTCGCTTGTTCTGGACGATATCGAGGTTTTCGGCTTTGAAGAGCGTGAGTTGAATGTTCTCGTTGGCAGCATGACAGAAGAAATGGACACCGACTCGCTAGTTATCGATCTTGGCGAAGAAACTAAACGACAGAAGGATGAACACACCGAGATCAGTCGTGAAGTTGCAGCGGAAGAAGTACGTGTTGTCGACGTATTGGGCTTTAAAACGCTCCCTGCTGGCTCTGCCATTGTTGTTGGTGATTTGCTTGCCCACATGGAAGAAATGACGGGAGAAAGCGGGGTAGACGCATTTGTGGCATATGCGGAGAAGATCTCTTCCGGGGAGATGGCTGCATGAGCAAATACATCATCAACGTATCGTTTCAGACACGCGTAAATAAAACCACGCGCACGTTGGAAATCGCTGAGTCGTTCGGGCTTGGCCTGGACGAAAAAGAGTGGACGCTTTACGACAATCTGGAGCTGGAAGTGAAGCAGGGCGATGTGGTGTACATCACCGGCCAATCCGGTTCCGGCAAATCCGTTGTGCTGCGCGAGTTGCAACGACAGATGAAGGATGAAGGGCTGTCTGTAGCCTCCATCGATGATTTTACCTTCGATAATGAGGTTAACGTCATCGATCAGTTGGGCAAAACGACCAGTGATGCGCTTGGGTTGTTATCTATGGCTGGTCTGAACGATGCATATCTGTTTGTTCGCAAGCCTTCTGAAATGTCAGACGGCCAGAAATATCGTCTCAAGATTGCCAAACTGATTGAGTCAGGCGCTAAAGTGTGGGCTGCTGACGAGTTCGGCGCTGTTCTCGACCGTGTAACCGCTCAGGTTGTGGCGTCTAACCTCCAGCGTGCCGCTCGAAAGGTTGGTGCGACGGTAATGGTGGCGACGACTCACGAAGACCTGAAGAACGCGCTGCGCCCGGATATGCAGATCACCAAGCACTACAAAGAACGCGTGAAGGTGGAATATCACAATGGTAGTCACGATGAGGTCCATTCATGACGGACATCATCATTAAACGCTACCGCCCTGAAGAGTTTCCGCGTCATCTGGACTTTCTGGAGCGAATGACTGTTACAAAGGGAACTGTAGAGGACTGGCACGCTCTTAAGTCGCTTCACTACAAAACAGACGGCAAACCTTTCGCGCCAACTTACTATCGCTGCGAACTTGATGACCGTCTGGTGGGCGTCGTGGTTATGGCTTACCCGAAACTACTGTTGGCACCTCGCCACCGCATGTTTCCTAAGTTGAAACCAACCACTAATACCACCGTGGCTAACCAGTACTGGGGTCGGTACGTGAATAACAACTTTGCGGTGATCAGTCGCTCAGTTGTGGATACTCAGTATCGTGGCGTAGGCGTCTCTTATCGAATGATTAACCTGGTTAGCAGGATGCATGACCGGCCAATCATTGAGATCCAGTCCTCGATGAGCAAATACAATCCCTTCGCCATGAAAGCAGGGTTTAAGTTCATCCGCCCTGAGCGACCGAAGAGCTATGAAAGTGCACTGCGTGTATTCCAGCGCCATTTCCGTTCCGACCCGGGTGATAACGAGGCGATCGTCAAAGAGTTGTTCGCAATGAGCGAGTCTCGTCGTCGCCGTGCACTGCGTGATCTGGTGGCGGACTACCACAAGAACAGTTCCCTGGCAAAAGCTGGGCGGAATCGTGGCACGACGATTCAGGACATTGCCGACAGTCTGGTGGACGAGGCCAGCATTGTGAAGCTGCTCAAGGACATTCACAACCTGAGCTTTACGTCTCCGTTATATGGTGTGTATCGAAACCCTGACTTTGGTCGTCGACTGCCTGACACGCTGCCACTGCTGGCATTCGACAAACAACCTTTGGATAAACCGTTGGAAATTGCTTTACCGGCATAAGGATTTGCCATGACGTTAACCGATAAACAAAAGGACATCATCAAAACGCTCAATCTCGGTTATGAGCGAGGTCATCTACTTGATCTGGACGAATTGCTTGAAGTTTTGCCGTACAAGACAACAAAGCAAAGTATCCAGTTCTCAATTCGCGCTCTGATAAAAAAGGGGCTGGTGGAGAAAGGGCATACGCGCCAACGCAGTGACAATCGCTATCACCGCAGGACTCTTGGGTTAACCACTTTAGGTCGAGCCAAAGCGAAGTTACTGGTGATGTAATCGGTCTGGGAGCTTATTTAAAGACCTGCTTCTGTATATATAAATAATAAGTAACTTATTAAATATATACGGAAGCAGGCTTAGTAAGACATGCCAGACCTAATTAAACACCCCAGAAAACAAGTTGGTTAGCAGATGCAGTAAACAAGTTGTTTTAGAGCGCATGGACGCGCTCTGTGTGTTTTAGAGGGATCTATGACGGTCGAAAAAGACGAGGTAAAAACTCGCCTGACACCAGCGGAGTGGGCCGAAGCTGAAGCCAAATGGACGTCAGGCGAATATACACTCTCAAAGCTGGAGGAAGAGTACGGCATTCGTCGTGAAACACTCTCCAGACATTTCAAAAAGCGAGGATTAGAGAAAGGCGCGGACTCTGTTGGGAAGATGGTTCGTGAGTCTCTTAAATCTGACGCAGAGCTTCGCGCTAAAGCCCGTGCGGAAAAGATAGAAGAACGTCGTACACGTTATGACGGCTGGGCGTATGCGTTGGGGCAGATGGTGATGGTCGAAGTCACTACGGCCAAACGTGATGGTAAGCCTTTAGGGGCGATTGAGGATTCTCTCAAGAGCTTACAGAGAGCCAGTAATACCCTTGCAAAATGCTTTGAAGTTTCGTCCAAAGCATTGGGCATGGATCATGCGGAAAATGACGAGGAAGAAATTCCGAACCTGGTATTTGGTGAGCTTACGCCTTCCCAGGTGGCGAAATTACGTCAGGAAGACGACGAGCCTGAAATCATCGATGACGAATTGCTTGAGACGTTGGAAGAAGAAGCTCTAAGCGAATTTGATGCGACAGATGATGGAAGTGAAGGGGAGGACGAATAATGGCAATCCCATCCTCGCTCAGTCTTGTGCAACTGCATTCTGGACAGATGAAAGTCTTCCAGTCTCCGCATCGATTTAAAGTTGTTTGTGCTGGTCGACGCTGGGGAAAATCCCGGTTGTCGATCTCCACTATTATTCGTGCGGCGGCAAAGGAAAAAAAGCAAAGGGTCTGGTATGTCGCTCCTACTTACCAGATGGCTCGCCAGATTTTGTGGGACGATCTACAGGAAGTTCTGCCTCGTAAGTGGGTTAGGAAAAAGAACGACACCACGATGACAATCGTGTTGAAGAACGGTTCGGAGATCGCCCTCAAAGGTGCTGATAAGCCTGACACTCTGCGCGGCGTAGCGTTGCATTTTGTAGTGCTTGATGAATTTCAGGATATGAAGGCTGACACCTGGTACAAGGTGTTACGACCTACTCTTTCATCGACACGCGGCGGTGCACTGATCATTGGTACGCCAAAAGGCTTCTCGGAATTTCACAAACTGTGGACTATAGGCCAGAACGTAGAGCTGCAAAGAAAGGGACAGTGGAAGAGCTGGCAGTTTGTAACTGCTGATTCTCCGTTTGTGCCTACGGCGGAAATTGAAGCTGCTAAGAACGATATGGACCCTAAATCGTTCGCTCAGGAGTACCTGGCCAGCTTTGAAAATATGTCCGGGCGCGTTTACTACCCGTTCGATCGTAACGTGCATGTAAAACCGCTTCAGTTCAACCCTCGGTTGCCTATATGGGTAGGGCAGGACTTCAACATTGACCCGATGTCTTCCGTAATTTTGCAACCTCAGCCAAACGGTGAGCTATGGGCAATTGATGAACTGGTACTCTTTTCCTCTAACACGGCAGAGGTTTGTGATGAGCTTGAGAGACGCTTCTGGCGCTGGAAATCACAGATAACGGTATTTCCAGATCCGGCAGGTGCTTATCGCCAACATGCTCGCGGGGAGTCTGACGTCGACATATTCAAAGAGAAGGGATTCTTACGTGTCGATTATTCGAAAAAGCACCCGCCAATTGCGGATCGTGTTAATGCTGTTAACCGAATGCTGATGACCGCATCTGGAGATATCCGGTTGTATATCGATCCGAAGTGCAAGCATTTGATTGATTCACTGGAAAAAGTCATCTACAAGCCTGGAACACGAGATATGGATAAGACAGGTGGCATTGAGCATAGTGCAGACGCATTGGGCTATCCAGTACATCGTAGGTATCCAGTCAAAAACCGTGTTATTCTTGGTGGCTCTCGATAGGTAAGTAATTATCTAAGGTTATTCAAATGGAATTGAACGACAAACAAATTAAGGATCTGGTGGCGCGACGCCACCCGGAATACGAAAAGAAAAAAGAACATTGGGACTTCCTCGCCAGCACTTACGCTGGCGGGCGTGGTTGGTTTACAGACAATATCTTTCGTTACTTTAAAGAGGGAGATCAGGAGTTTAAGGAGCGAGTTGAGCGTGCTTATCGCTTCAACCACACTCGTGAGGTGGTAAACCTCATCAACAAATATCTCTTTAAAGAAGACATTCATAGAAATATCGAAGAGGCACCAGAGCAGATCCGCAATTTCTGGAAACGTGCGACTCGCCAGAATGCCTCTATTGACTCATTTATGGCCGCTATTGATTTGCAGTCGTCTATTTACGGTCGCATATGGGTTGTTGTCGATAGCACGATGAGTGGTGATGTTGAGTCAGTAGCTGACGAGAAAAAGAAAGATGCTCGCGCCTACGCCTACTGGATTTCACCTCAGCAAATGCTGGATGTGGCATGGGACGACGACGGGAATATGTTGTGGGCGTTAATTGTGGAAGTCGCTCGTGATGACGCAGATCCTTTTACTTCTACAGGTCAGGAATACCAACGTTATCGTCTGTGGACACAAAACGAGTGGTATCTGTTCCGTGAGGAAGTGAAGAAGGGCGCTGGTGGAGCAGGTCGCCGTCAGGCAAAAGTTATTTTAGAGGATAGCGGTGAGCATAATCTCGGCGTAGTTCCTGTGTTTCCTGTTGATTGTATTGGAGAAAGTGAATCACCGTATTTCAGCCCATCGTTGATCGATGATATCGCTTATCTTGATCGTGCGGTTGCAAACTATCTGTCAAACCTTGATGCCATTATTCAGGATCAGACATTTAGCCAGTTGGCTATACCGGTACAGTCGCTTTTACCTGGTGATGAAAACCACACTAAAGTGCTTGAAATGGGCACAAAGCGAGTCTTCACCTACGATTCTGAAGGTGGAAACCAGCCGTTTTATCTGTCACCAGACCCGAAACAAGCTCAGATGATCATCACTACGATTAAGACGGTGATTAACGAAATCTACCATTCAGTTGGTGTAGCTGGTGAGCGAACGAAGCAGGACAACGCACAGGGAATCGATAACTCATCTGGTGCCGCAAAAATGTATGACTTCCAGCGTGTAAATAGCTTGCTTGTCACAAAAGCAGAGCGTCTGGAAAGGGCTGAACGCCAAATCATGCTACTGGTTGCGAAATGGATGGGGGTAGATCTGGACGAAGACCACTCTTTAATAGCGTATCCAGAAAGTTTCGATATTCGTGGCCTTACAGATGAATTTTCTGTTGCCGAGAAACTGTCATTACTTCAGGCACCGGACTCTGTACGTCGTCACCAGATGGAAATGCTTATTGAGAAGATTTTCCCGAACATTACTGAGGCGATGAAAAAGGAATTTGATAAAGATCTCTTGAATTTTCCGCCAAAAAATGATCTAAATACCCTTGAAAATAAGTCAGTACTTACTTATGATCGTGGTGCAGCCCAAGAAAGCGGGCAAGATCAACCCCGAGGGAATGGGGACTCATCTACTCAAGAGAACGAGTGATAAGTAACAAAAGGAATTTTTATGAATCTGTGGCAAATGCTTTTGGCCCGTCGTGGTCTGATGGATGTCGCTGAAGCGCATGAGCGTGGAGGCGCTGGCGGTGTAGCTGCTGATAATGAGCAGAGTACACAAGATCCTGACAAACAGGGTGAACAAAAAGAGCAGCCGAAGGGCGATGACGAATACGCTGGCATGACTCAGGAAGAGTTACTGGCCGAACTTCGTAAAACCAAGAAAGCTGGTGCTGAACTGCTGAAGGAGAACATGAAGCGCAAAGAGAAAGAGCGCACATTGGCCGATCAGCTTGCTCAGTACGGTGATATCGATCCGGCGCGTGCTCGCCAGCTTTTAGAAGCTGAACAGGCCGCAGAAAACGCACGTCGTGAGGCGGAGCAAGCTGAACTGGAGCGTCGTGGTGAGTTCGATGCTGTTAAAAAACAGATGATCGAAGCACACCAGGCAGAGCTGGCACAGCGTGACGAACGTTATGCAGCACTGGAAAGTGAAAACGCATCACTGAAATCTCAATTAGTCGAGATGACCGTGGGCGCTTCCTTCAGTAACTCTCTCTTCCTACGTGACAAAGTTCTGATGACTCCGGCAAAAGCCCGCGTGATCTACGGTTCTCATTTTGAAGTGGGTGAAGACGGTAGCGTAGTGGGTTATGACAAACCGGCAGGTCATAAAGAACGAGCTGTTCTGGTTGACGGTGAAGGTAAGCCGTTGCCGTTTGAATCCGCGATTGAACGCATTGTGCGGGCAGATCCGGAAGCTGACGCATTGATGCGTAGCGAAGCCAAGCAGGGTGTAGGCTCACATTCCAAATCGACCTACACAATATCCCAACCGAAGAACAAGTCGACTATGGATAAGTTGGCCTCCGGTCTGGGGAAAATTGGACTTAAGTAACATCTAAATCAAAGGGAATTGATAGATGCCATTACTGCGTGAAGAAGCTGAAAAGCTGTCTAACAACGAACTCGAACAGGGTGTGATCGAAACTATCATTGATCGCGATGACCTGTTTGCCATCCTGCCTTTTATGAAAATTAATTCAAAGGCATATCTGTACAATCGTGAAAAAACGCTGAGTGAAGCTACCTTCATCGACGTTAACGACACCATCCCTGAAGGTGCAGCAACCTTCGAAGAATGCGTTGCGAAACTGCGTATTCTGGCTGGTGACGTAGACGTTGATAAATTCCTGGCAACCACTATGGCCGACACCAATAACCAGTTGGCTATTCAGGTTCGTCAGAAAGTTAAAGGTCTGGCTCGTGCGTTCCGCCGCAATCTGATTTTGGGTGACTCCAGCACCAACAACAAAGCGTTTGACGGCATTCCACGCCTGATGCACGCAGATCAGAAGATCGATATCGCCGGTGCATCTATGACTTTCTCTATGTTCGACGAACTGGTCGATGCGGTGAAAGATCTTGGTGCTGACTGCATCATGATGCGTTCAGAGCACCTTCGTGCTTACCGTGCGCTGCTGCGTACAGTAAACGTAGGTCCGTCTGAAATCATGATGGAGAACTTTGGTCGTCCGATGCTGTGTCATAACGGCGTTCCGTTCATCATCAACGACTTCATCCCGACCGATGCTGGCAAAGCAAGCATCTACTGCCTGCATCTGTCAGAAGAGAACGGCGTTACTGGTCTGTATGGCGGCGACAACGCAGGTATCGTTGTTGAAAACATTGGTACTGTACAGAACAAAGACGCAGTACGTACCCGTGTGAAGTGGTACTGCTCTCTGGCGAATAAGCACGATAAGGCTATCGCTGCACTGACCAATGTAAAAATTTAATCAGTGTAGTAGATAAGTAGTTATCTATGTTAAAGGGTGGGCTATACGCCCACCCTTTTTGTAGGAGCAAGAAATGCCAGAACAAAAGATGAAGATTACGGAAGAGGTATTTTCGGATTTTACGGGGCATATGTGCCGCGCCGGATTTACCAATTCTATCTCCGATGAACCTTTAACCGAGCGGCAACAAAGTCAGCTATCTGCTTGTTTGCAGGCGGTTCCCCTCTCCCAATCCGTAAACATAACCCCGGCTTCACCGTCAGTTTTGGTTGGGAAAACTGTTCAACTTAGTGCAGGTATTAGTATGGGTAAGAGTGCCAGTTCATTCACCTGGAAGTCAGCCAATGATCAAATTGCAACCGTTAACGGCACTGGATTAGTAACTGGCGTAGCACCAGGCAAAGTAAAAATTACTGCAACTGATCAGGAAACCCAGCTTTCCGCGTCAGTGGAAGTCACCGTAAATCCGGTAGCCGTTCAATCCGTAACGGTAACGCCAGACTCAACCTCTGTTGAGAAAGGGAAATCAGTCAGTCTGAAAGCGAATGTTCAGCCGTCAAATGCGACGAATAAGGCTGTTACCTGGTCTTCTAAAAATGAAGACAAGGCAACGGTAGACCAGAGCGGGAACGTTACTGGTGTAGAAGTTGGCACTGCGACGATTGAGATCGTTTCCCAAGATGGCAGCAAAAAGGCAACTGCAACGGTGGAAGTAACTGCGCCTGTTGTGGCTGTTACTGGTGTCGAAATCGACCCAAATAGCACAACCGTTGAGGCAAACAAAACTGTTCAGCTGACCGCAAATGTCGAGCCTGCAGGAGCAACAAATAAAACCGTTACTTGGGAATCCAAAAATACCGAGTTTGCAACGGTGGATAGCGAAACCGGTGTTGTAACTGGCGTTGCGGCTGGTACTGCCACAATCGAGGTTACTACCCAAGATGGTAGCCACAAAGCGACAGCGACCGTAGAAGTCACTGCTGCACAGGAATAATCAATATTGGGCGGCGAAAGCCGCCCATGTAGAGAGAATGCGTTATGAAACCAGCAAAAATTGTTTTATTAGAACCGCAATTTTCCGGTTATTCGGGAATGTTGTGCGGCGTTCAGTTCGAGAACGGGGTGTCCGTAGCGGAGTTGCCTTTTATCGATCAGCAAAGGATTTGTGCCTCAATGCGAGCATCAACAGTCGAGGGCAAAAATGTTTCTCCGTCTGCCGCATACAGTGATCGTGGCGAGTTGACCGCAGACCTGATTACCGAGCCAGCAGCACCTGACATTGTGCCAATGAAACGTGGGACACCAGATGAACCGGCCAAACAGATCCAGACTTTCACACGAGAAGAGTTGGAGTCAATTGCAGACAATGAAGGCATTGCCGGTCTACGTGTGATTGGTAATCAGGTTGGTGTCAAAGCGAAAGGAATTGTCGAGATGATTGAAGGCATCCTGAAAGCACAAGGCGGTGAGTAATGGCGCAGATCGACTCGTATCGTAGCGGTGAAGCTGTTTCTCTTTCATTTGCCTTCAACGTGCTGGATATCGAATCTGCCACCTACACAGTAAAGGACAGCACCGGGGCTATTCTCGTTGATGGCGAGCCGCTAGAAATTACCAGCGGTCAAATGTCGATTCCGGTTGTCGTGTCGGCTGAATATAACCAGCTCTCTGAGAAAGAGCGAGATCTGCGGTACGTCATTGTGAAGGCTGTTGCATCGGGCCTGACGCATGAAGAGCGTCAAATGTATGTTCTGCTGAATAGTTTTGAACTGTCGATACCAGAACAGTCGTTTGCAACTGTCGCTGATGCTCAAATGCAGGCGATCGATATGCTGAATGGGGACACTTTGCTGTCGGATGGTGAAGGCTTAATGCGCAAGCGTCTCATTGAGGCTACCAGACGTATTAAAACTTTACCGTTCTCAATCCGCAAAATTCTACGTATCGACTTTGACCGATACGATCGCCCTCAAAATATGCTGAATGTGTATGACATTCCGTGGGGAGCAGATGGAGCGTACCGGCATGATTTAGTCGATTGGGAAAAGATGACGCAGGAGAAGTTTGAAGAGTTCCCTGACTACTTCAAAGAAGCGTTGATGCTTGCCGTTGTCAACGAAGCGTGTGAGATCGCAAATGGCAATGATGTTGCCGCAGCACGAGAGGATGGCATTTTGTCAGAGTCAATCGGTGAAACAACCAACATGTACCGTACCGGTAAAGCTGCAAACGTGCATGTGGCTCGCAGTACCTGGCGCTTGCTGGTCAGTTACATCAACAACCGTATGATTGTTCGCCGTGCGTAACGCCAGTCGCATTATTTACTTTTGGTCGAAAGGGTTTTTGGCCAGTAATGAGAGCGACCGACAACAACAGAGAGAGAGCATGAATATTTCGTGGCAAACAGAAATTGCGATCTACCGCTTTGGCGCAAAGAACGTTTACGGCGAGGCGCAATTACAATTCGTCAGGAAGACGAATGTCGGCGTGGTTAAGTTCGAACAGAGTAATGAGAAATCGTCAGTTCGTGCTGATAGCTCTGGTAGTCGTGGTAAGGCGAGTCTGGAGCTGTTTGATGCTGTGTTAGTTGTCCCTTTAGAAGCGGCTGTACAACTTGATGATGTGCTGATCCTTGAAGGTCAAAAATTAAAGGTGTCCAGTGTTCATCGCCGCTGGGGGCTACGAGGAAGACCTGGGCATCTTGAAGTGGGGGCGAATATATGGGTCTGAAATACGATGCGCATCAGTTCAAACGTGCGGGGAATAGACTCAATAACAGCCAGAAAGCATTTAAGCGATATCTTATTCGGGACATGGAAAAGCTGGCGCGTTTGGTTGAGCGTCTCAGCCGTGCAATGGCCCCGCTCGAAACCGGATCTCTGGAGACAGCCATCTTTGCCAGGGTGATTAAAGAAGGTTATTCAGGGCTGCGCATTGAGCTTTCTGTGTCTGGAGCAAAACCACGTCAGGGGCATCCGGGCGTAGAAGTCGGTGACTATGCTAAGTACATGGAGCTGGGTAAATACCGACTCGGTTATCTTTCTCGAATGAAGAACGTGACAAACCCACCAATTGCCGGTGTTAAACCTCGTGTTGGGCCACACTTTCTGGAAAGAGCGGTGGAAATTAGCGAGAAGCAGTTCTCAGAAGCGATTCTTGAGGCTGCCAGAAAAGCCGGTTTTACGAGAGGTTAATGTGTTTATTGAAGCGTTTGCAAGTTTGATGCAGAAGGCAAAGATTGGCACGGTCGGGACTGACATTTTCTGTCACTACTTGCCTGCCAATGTGAAATCTGGCGTCCTGCTTATTAACCCAAATACCGGTATCAGCATCGATCATGAGCTACAGGGCTTTTACCACGAATCATTCACAATAATTGTGCGTGGTTCGTCAATTACTACGACGGTTGAGAAAGCCAATAAAATCATTGAGATGTTTCCAGTAGAGGAAACGGAATCTGGTGGTGTTTATTTTCGACTGGTACGACCGATGGCGATGCCAATCATTTATCCCAAAAATGATGGAGCATTAATAGAAGCAGGCATTCCTGTTGAATTTGCTGGCTATTTATTGAATTAAGTTAATTGGTAAGTATATACTTACTATTAGCGCAATGAATGCGTAGAATTAACGGAAAAAGGAGTTTTCCATCAATGTCTAATACCCATGTAAAAAACATCAAACTTGGTGCCTGTAAGGTGTCGTTTGGTGGTGTGGATTTGGGTTACACCAAAGGTGGTGTTCAGGTTGAAGTAGCCACTGAAACGCTGAAAGTCACTGTCGACCAGCACGGCCAGACAATTATGTCCGAGCTGGTGCAGGGTCGTAACATTACCATTACTGCGCCGCTGGCCGAGTCTGTGTTGAAAAATATGGTCGATCTGATGCCGGGGTCTACTCTGAACGAAGACGACAACGCTGTGACCATCACTTCCGCACAGGGTGTCAACCTGATCGACGTAGCCAAAGAGCTGGTTCTGACTCCGCAGGACACTACCGACTACGTTCTGACCATCCCGAAAGCTGCGACCGCAGGTAACTTCACCATGACTTACCAGTCTGATGATGTTCGTGTGTTCTCTGTTCAGTTCAGTGCGTACCCTGATGACGAAGGCGTTCTGGGAAGAATGAGCGGCCCTAAACCGGTAAAAACCGTGTCGATCAAACCGGAATCTCCAACTGTAAAAGCAGGGGAGACTGTGCAACTGACAGCAGAAATCACTCCAGATGATGCCGCAGATAAAACCGGTGTTTGGGAATCCGAAGACCAGGAAAAGGCCACGGTAGATCAAACGGGTCTGGTACGTGGTGTGGCGCAGGGTACTGCAAACATCTCCTTCACCAGCAATAGCGGCGCTAAGAAGGCAACTAAGTCAGTAACGATTAACTCCGCAGATTAATCAGTAACTAAGCAGAGGCTCAGGATGAGCCTCTCTTTTAAAAGGATTTAAACCAATGACCAAATTACTCGATCTCGATTCCATTCTGCCTCCGAAGAAAAGCATCAAATTTGGCGGTCAGGAATATCCCATCGTTGAAATGACGGTAGGTTTGTTCGTTTCCATCAAGCAGATGGAAGGCAAAGATCTCATGAACATGTCTCCTGTTGAGCAAGTGACAGCTTATGCAGATCTGGTTCGTAAGGTTATCCCTTCAGTGCCTGATGAAGTTCTTGAAAAACTGACTGTTCCGCAACTCCAGCAGATCTTCACCTTCGCTATGGAAGTGATTGATGAAGAAAACGAAAAAGCGGCTGGCGAAGGGGCAAAGTAATTTCCCGCGATGAATCCGGGACAAGGACCGTCTCAATAGATCTCGGATTCTATTTCAGTCGTGTAGTTGCTCACTACGCCGTGTCGCCATTAGAGCTACTGAACGTTCCTCTCACGATGTTCTGGATGCTCAGTCGCAATATAGACCGTCTGCGTGCGGAAGAGGATGTCCGCAACTTACAAGTCGCCCGTGCGTCCCAGGCGGATGGCGAGGCTGTGAAGGCGTTCATGGAGGGTTTGCAACTCAGGATTGGAAGACCAGTCGTAACAGATAAAGTCTACGATCCAAGCCAGGATAAGGCAGACCCTGACGCCAAAGAGCAACTGATGCAAATATTTGGCAGAGGATGACAAGGGAATGTCACAAAACGTAGAGTTTATCCTGTCGCTGGAAGACAAACAGTTTACAGCGTCAATCGATCGTGCGGGGAAACTGCTTACTCGATTTGGTGAGCAGGTAACAAAGCCTGCTCAAAAAATCCAAACCTTTGAACGCTCTTTGGGTTCGGTCGCCCGTATCATTGGCGTTCTGGAAAGCAAGCTCGATTCTACGGCAGATAAACTACAGGATGTAGCTGCCGGTTTTGAGCTTGCTTCAGATGCTACGCGTAAAATGCGTGGCAACATCACCAGCCTCAATTCTGGTCTTAAAGCCCTGATTGAGCGCGTCGATACGACAACTTCTTCAGTAGATAAACTCACCGCGTCATTACGTAAAGTGCAATCAGAGCTAAATGATTTCTCTGATTGGGCGACCTATGCAAGCAAAAGCGCAAGCCGCTTTGGTACGGAGGTCAAAGAAGCCTCTGCGTCCGTGAGTGGCATGAATACGCGCCTTAATACCACGACGAAGCGACTCAGTAATTGGGGTGTCACAACGAGTCAGGCTGCCGAGGGACTGAAAAAGGTTCGTGAGCAGATGGACGAAGTTATCGGACGTCAGCAACTGATTAGCAAGCCGGTACGCGTTCGTACATCTGGAAGTGGCGATGGTGGTAGCGGTAGCAGGCAGCGTAGCGGCGCTTCTGGCCACAGCGGTAAAAATAACGAAGGAGGTATGTTCTCTGGCCTTCGTGGCAACATTTTCCTGCTTGGCGAGATCGGAGATGCAGCCAGAACGGTTACTGACATCATGTTTGGGTGGCAGAAGCCTATTGTTGAAGCTGCGGCCGAAATGGAACGTATGCGGGTGATGCTTCGAGGGTTGAATAAGGAGAAGTCCAACCCTGGCCAGGCTGCCGCTGATGATATGAAGTACATCGTAGACATGGCTCAAAATGCGCCGTTCGCGATGCAGGCGTTAACAGACTCCTTCGTGAAGTTTCGTTCTGCTGGCTTAGATCCAACCGATGGTTCTCTGAAGGCGCTGGTGGACTCCGTTGCTCGTTTTGGTGGTGATAGTGAGCTGTTGAAACGTGCGGCTGTGGCCGTTCAGCAGATGTCCGGTAAGGGCGTCGTGTCAATGGAAGAGCTACGTCAGCAATTAGGTGAAGCCGTTCCTAACGCGATGCAGGCAATGGCAGACGCCGCAGGCATCACTATGGGGGAACTAACTAAAGCCGTTGCCAGCGGTACGGTTGAGGCAAAGCAGGCGTTGTCTCTGATGTTTGTTGGTCTGCGTGCGGAGAACGAGAACGCAGCGAAAGACATGATGCAAACCTACACAGGTGCGCTGGCGCAACTTCAGACGTCATTCACGTTATTTGCTGATCGAGTTGGTCAGGCCGGATATCTGGATTCTCTATCAAAGGGGATGAAAGAACTGGCTTCAATCATGAATAGCGCCGAAGGGATTTCGTTTGCCAATTCTTTAGGTTCGGGGTTAACGACGGCAATCGATGGGTTGCGTCAGCTTGCTCAATGGTTAGCAAAGAACCAAGAGCTGGTAATTAATCTCGGTAAGGTCGTGGCCGCGATGGTTGCGTTCAAACTGATGCGAGCAGGGATCATGGGGGTAGTTGGCGCTGGCAGCCAGATGGTTAGCACCTTTGCCACGATGGCGACCGCCATACAGACTCCATTTAACCTCGGCGCTACAGCCGTAACTCGATTCAATCGTGCGGCACGTATGGGGCTGGCTCCGATCCCCTCTCTTATTTTCGCCATCCGTGGGGCGATTACGGGGCTTAAAGGCGCTTTTGCAGGATTAACGGCGTTCATTGCAGCAAACCCTATAGGGGCAGCATTTACAGTTGCCACTGTAGCTGTTGCTGGCCTAATCACGTACATGACCATGCTCCGCAGCGAAACTTCAAAGGTCGTTGACGAGATTAGGAAAATACCAGAAGCGATGACAGCGGCCAAACGTGCACAAATGGCCGACCGCGCAGAAAAGCTCGAAAAGCAGATTCTTGCTGATCAACGAGCATTAAAAACTGGTGAGGGTGTTAATTACGTATCTAACTCTGCCGGTGTTATTACTCACAAAGAGTCGAAGGCTGACATCGAAGCACGCCTGAAAAAAAATCAGGAAGAGTATCAAAAGATAACCGGCACGATAGCTCTTGGTGACGGCGCTGTAGCAAAGCGTTTGGCTAAAGAGGCTGCCGAATCTCAGATTGAGAAAATTCGAGCGGAAAACCAGATTTTTGCGGCAACATTCGTGAAAGCCCGGCAGGAGGCTCTGGACAAGATCCAGAAAATCAATGATGACGGTTCACTTTCAGATGACGAAAAGAACAAGCTATTGGCACCGTTACGTGAAACGGTAAACAAAAGCTATCTGGAGCCTGCGCAAAAACTGGTTGATTCACTTTCTTCTCGTAAGAATGCGACCGAGAAGCAAATAGCGACTCTTAATGATCAGCTTGAAAAAGCCAAAAAGGATGGAAATACCGAGCAGATCCAGAAACTGCAAGGCAGTATCCGTGGTTATCAGGAGCATTTGGAAGCCGTTGCTCAGGAGCTGACTCAGGCAGAGTTCGAGAGAGATAACGCGGCCAAAACTGGTAAGGGCGTAATGTCAAACCAGGGGACTGTTCTTGGGTTAGGTACAACTGATAAAGCTGCTCAGAAGGCACTGGCGCAATATATGCGAAACCAGATGGATTCTGCGACTTATCAACGTACTTTGCCTGACGGCACTCCGATGATGGACTTCGAAGGTAAGCCGATTATTGGGCCTAAACAACTCAAGACGCAGCTTAATTTGCAGAAAGCATCCAGCGCCAGCTCTCTGGAGAAAATGAGCGATGAAGAGCGTGCCGCAGCCATTGCTGCACTAACTAAAGCTCGTGAACAGGATGCAGCAGCTGCCGAGAAAGCAGCCCAACGATCAGCTAACGCCTCGCAGCGTGCGGCCAAGAAGGAACAGGCAGCGCAACAGAAACTGGCAGCCGGATACCAGAAGGCTCTGGACAAAGCCGATCAGCTTATGGGGCAAATGGGTGAAAGCTCTAAGGCTACGGTATCGTTTGATCAGTCTCTTCGCGATACAACGAAATCGCTGACAGATTTGGCTAATGCGGTTCCTAACGAGTTCATCACTCAAGAGATGATCGACAAGGCGAAAAAACGTCTTGAAGACCTCAAAAATGCGACACCTGAATATCGCGAGATGTTTAATCGCCGCAATGTTGAGCAGATGATCTCCACTTGGGCACCGGAGGCGGATTCCATTATTAGTGCTGGCTATACGCCGTCTCGCGAAGAGAAAGTTGCTGATTTCGAAGACACCTACAACCGCAATCTCAAAGCGTTGATAGAACTTCGTGATAAGGCGTCTGATCCTAAAGTCGTGGCGCTTTATACAAAGAAAATCAATCAACTTATTGCTGCTGGCAATACCGCGCTTATTAAAGAGACGGGGACTGCGACGCAGAAGTTGGCACTGGAATACGAAAACCTGGCAGAGCAGATCGAAAGCACCTGGACTGATTTGTTTAGTGGCTTAACTGATGTCCTGACTGATTTCGTTATTAACGGGAAGATGAGCTTCTCCAGCCTATCTCAGTCCATTTTGAAAGATATCACCAATATGGTCGTGAAGTCGCAGATCACGCTGCCTCTAATGAACATGTTGGGGATGGGAACCACCGCAGCTGGTAGTTCACAGAGTGGTAATTTGCTGACCGGGGTTGCTTCCGCCGTTGCTAATCAAGGTGTACGAATGGGTAACACTGTTAACGGCGACAAGTCAGTAGGAGAAGCCACGAAGGAGACGTCCAGTTCGGTAACTGGATTGGGGCAAACAACACAGCAGACCACCAGCGCAATTGGCACAGCAACAAATGCGATTGGTAGCTGGGTATCAGGGCTATTTGATAGCACTGAAGCCAAAGATGCTGAGACAAAAGCAGTGAAGGACTCCATCTTCTCGATGCAGAACCTAAGCTCTGTTACCGGCGCGCTGTCTGCCGCGTTTGCAATGCTTGGAGCTAATGCTTCCGGCTCTGGTAATAAGTGGTTGAGTTTTGGAGCAACGGTTGCATCTGGTCTTGTTTCAGCTTGGGCTGGCGGTGGTTTCGACAGCGTGACATCAAGCTCTGCTAAAACCGCAACCAGCAGTGTGGCTGACGGAACTAAAGGCATTCCTGCAATCCCGAAGTTTGCAAATGGAGGAATATTCGGAAAAGACGGCGTGATCCCGCTCCGGGCATACCAGAAAGGCGGTATTGCTAACTCGCCTCAATTAGCGTTGTTTGGGGAAGGTTCTATGAATGAGGCGTATGTTCCATTGCCTGATGGTCGAACAATCCCTGTAACGCTCAGTACCGATGGTATGAGTGGAGGAGGAAATGTTCTTTCTCCGGTATCAATTGAGATCAACGTCCATAGTGACGGTAGCACAACTGAATCCGGCGATGCAGAAAGCATATGGAACAATGCCGCTCAACGGATGAAAGCAATCGCGCTTGAGACTATCGCTCAAGAGAAACGCCCTGGCGGATCACTCAACCCAAACACTCAACGTAACTAACTATCGACTGCCCCGATCGGGGCAGTCTCACAAGGATGTGAGATGGAAAGACAAACGTTTAATTGGTATCCAGATTACGAATCTGAAAAGAGCGTAAAACCGAATGTAACGGTACTTAATTTTGGTGATGACTACGAGCAGCGACAGGCTCAAGGTCTTAATCGTATTAAAGAAGAATGGTCGTTAACCTTTACCAGATCATACAACGAAATTAATGCAATCGATGACTTCTTGACTGAGCGATCAGGCGTTGAATCGTTCTATTGGGTTAATCCAAGAGGCAAGCAGATTGTAGTTGTATGTGACAGTCATACGGTCAAGCGATATCAGGGGTACTGTGTCTTAACTGCTACATTCAGACAAGTATTTGAGGCTTAAGTATCTGGATAAGTAAGTACTAATTTACTATTATTGTGGCGCTGACAGGATGTTAGCGCCTACTTATTTCAAGGATGAAACAATGGGAATTAAAGCTGATATTCAGAGCTTATCTCCCTCTGCACTCATTGAGTTGTTCGTACTGGATATGTCGAACACAACTTCAGGGGGGAAGCTATTCTTCCACGCCGGAACAAACGAACTGATGCAACCGGTCGTCTGGCAAGGAGTGACATATGAGCCGTGGCCAATCAAAGCCTCAGGTTTTGACAAAACGGGCCAGGGAACGTTGCCACGTCCAAAAATTCAGGTATCGAACTTTGCCGGAACCGTCTCTGCGGAAGTTCAGGCAAACGACGATCTTGTTGGCTGCCGCATTATTCGCAAGATGACGCTGGCTCGCTTCCTCGATGCCGTTAATTTTAAAGACGGCAACCCAACAGCAGATCCAAACCAACATTTCCCGGATGAAATGTGGTTTATCGAACAGAAAACTCTCGAAACTCATCAGGTTGTCGAGTTTGAATTGTCCAGTGTGTTCGATTTGATGGGGGTGCAACTGCCGTATCGTCAGATCATTAAAAACACCTGCCCGTGGAAATACCGAGGGCCAGAATGCGGCTATACCGGTCCATATTTCGACAAAAATAACCAGCAGACGTCTATGTCTGGTGCGGATTACTGCACAAAACGTTATGACGCCTGTAATGCGCGTCGGAATTATTTTGCCAACGGAGTGATCCATTTTGGCGGGTTTATTGGAGCTACGCGATATGGGTAATAAAGCAATCCCTGAGCTTGGCTCTGATGTTATGCAGCAAATCTATCTCTGCGCCATAAATCGCTACCCTAATGAAGCGTGTGGCTTTCTGGTTAGAACTAATGGCGACAAATATCGCTTTATGGAAGCGCGGAATGTTTCGGAGAACCCGCAGAACACTTTTGTAATGCACGTTGACGACATTATGGCGGCAGAGGATGCGGGTGATGTTATCGCAATCTGGCATTCACATACTGATGAATCAGCAGAAGCATCTGATGCCGATCGTGCAGGCTGCGAAGCGACGGAAGTTCCGTGGATGATTCTGGCTATTCGCAAGAATGTTGAGGGAGATGCCCCTTTCCATTTTAGCGAGATGAATGTGATCACACCTGATGGTTTCGAAATGCCATACCTGGGCAGACCGTATGTATTTGGCGTATTCGATTGCTGGATGTTGTGTCGGGACTATTTGAAGCGTGAGTTTAACGTCGAACTAAACCCGAACGCACACCTGCATATTCCATCGTGGTACACCGGCGATAACGACATTCTAGACCAGAACTACCGAAACGAAGGATTGGTGCGTCTTGCGCCCGGAACAGAGCCTCAACGTGGGGACATCTTCTTTATCCAATACGGGAAAATGCCTGACCACTGCGCGGTTTATATCGGCGATGGAATGATTCTTCATCACCAGATCGACCGCCTAAGTTGTCGTGCTTATTACGGCGGGATGTATCAGAAACATACGACGCATCACTTGCGTCACAGAGACTTGCTCAAGGGAGATGAGACGTGTCTGAGTTAGTTCATGTGCAGCTTGGCGGCCCTATGGCCAAACATTTTGGCCGCCACTGGCATCTAAAGGTGCGCAATACAAAACAGGCTCTGGATTTAATTGAGGCCAACAAGCCGGGGTTTAAAGCATGGATGAAGCGCAATATCAAAACCTATGACAGATACCACATCCAGATCACCAATAAACAGGGCCACAAGTGGTCTGTGGACGAGAGTGAATATCAGATGATGGGGCAGTCTGACAACATTGCCAAAATCCGCATTACCCCTGTTCCGCGAGGAAGTGGCGGATCTGCTTTTGGATGGTTTCAGACGGTTGTTGGAGCAGTGTTAATGGTTGCCTCGATATGGGTGCCCGCTCTTGCGCCTCTCGGTTTGTCACTGATGATGGGTGGTATAGCGCAAATCATATCTCCGCAAGCCACTAACGAAAGTGTGAGGCAGGCGGATAACTCGAACTCTTATTACTTCGATGGACCTCAAAACACAACAAACCAGGGGAACCCTGTACAGCTTATCTATGGTGAGGAAATTTTAGTTGGCTCACAGGTCGTGAGTTCTTCTATCACCATCGACCAGCTTATGTAATCAAGGATTTTTTGGACATGGAACAGTTCAAGAAGAAAAAATTACCGCTTCTTATTGCCGGTGCTGGTGGCAAGAAAAGTAAAAGCTCCAGCCGTACTCCGGTTGAAGCTGATGATACTGTCAATTCTCGTGCTATGGCAGCCATCCTCGACCTTCTTGGCGAGGGGGTTATCGGTGGCCTGGTAAATGGCGCAAAGTCGATCTTCATCGACGATTTACCGATCTTGAATGAAGATGGCTCTTCCAACTTCAGCGGTATTACATGGGATTTTCGTGACGGCTCACAAGACCAGACGCCAATGGCTGGTTTTGATTTTGTCGAAACGCCTAAGTCCGTAAATATTCAGCTTAAAAAAACACACGACGTTACGGTTTCAATCGATAACGATGAAGCTGATCGCGTTCGTGTCATCATGAAATTCCCATCTTTACGTAGCGTTGATAAAAGCTCTGGCGATACAAATGGCACTACGGTGAAGTACAAATTCCAGATCGCCAACGGAGACGCAACATTTTCTGATGTAGTGGCAGAAGGTGAGAAAAGCGTTGATATCACGCTAACGGCAAAGAAAACCGGCGTGTATTACCGTAGCTATGAGCTGAAACTGCCTAAGCCTGGTCGTGCATACAAGGTTAGGGTGATTCGTCTTACAGATGATAACAGTAGCCAGTACCTCTACAACGACACATGGGTTGATTCCATCGGTGAGATTGTCGACACGCCAATGAACTACCCTAACTCAGCTCTTGTTGGCTTGAAGGTCAATTCAGAGCAGTTTGGTAGCACAATGCCTTCCCGTTCGTATTTGGTGCGCGGTATCAAAATCCGAGTACCGTCAAACTACAACGAATACACCAATACTTATGTCGGCGTATGGGACGGTACTTTTAAGCTGTTGTCTTCTTCAAACCCTGCGTGGATTCTCTACGATTTGCTTACCAATACTCGGTATGGTCTTGGGCAATTTGTGTCGGAATCCATGATTGACCTCGGCCAGCTCTACCAGATTGGTCGATATTGTGACGAAGAGGTCGATGATGGCTTTGGGGGTAAAGAGAAACGCTTTGCAATCAATACGCAGATCACCAGTCGACAAGACGCATACCGATTAATTCAGGATATTGCCGGTGCATTCCGCGGCATGGTGTTTTGGGCTGGTGGCATGGTTAACATCATGCAGGATAGCCCATCAGATCCGGTAATGATGTTTACCAACTCCAACGTCAAAGATGGACTATTTACCTATAAAGGTTCTGCGCGTAAAGATCGCCCATCCGTTGCGCTCGTAACCTACAACAACAAGGAGGACGGTTATAAGCAAAACATCGAGTACGTTGAAGATCAGGACGCAATGCGCCGTTATGGTGAGCGTAAAACAGAAGTCGTAGCATTTGGATGTACAAGCCGAGGCCAGGCTCACCGAGTTGGTTTGTGGCTTTTGTATACCGCCAGAATGGAGTCGGATGTAATTACATTTACTGCCGGCTTAGACGCCTCATTTCTGATGCCCGGTGAAACCGTTCTGATTCAGAACAAATATCGTGCAGGTAAACGTAACTCCGGTCGAATTGTGGAGTTTACCAAAAACAGCATCACTCTCGATGCGCCTGTGTCGTTAGCTAAAAGCGGCAGCTTTATTCGGATATTGAATCAGGAAGGCAAAATCGTTGAACGCGATGTTCTTGAAACTGGCGAAAACATAACAAAGGTTACGTTTTCAAAAGCTCTGTCGTCAGCGGAAACGCCTGTTTTGAACGGTGTCTGGACAATTACAGAACCAGATCTCGAACCTATGCGCGTTCGCATCGTTAACATCGCGCAGGGGGAAACGCCGGGTAGCTTTGACATCACCGCTGTTGAGAACAATCCGTCTAAATATGAGGCAATCGACAATGGTGCAACGCTTATCCCGCAGAATACGACGGTATTGGACCCGACTTACTCTAAGCCATCTAATTTGCAAATCACTGAAGGGACTTACCTCTCAAGCCCGGGAAACCTGTCAGTAAAACTGACTGCAACATGGGAAGGGAAATCTCCAGAGTATTGGATCAGTTGGCGACGTTCTGATGAAAACAATGTATCGAACTGGCAATCGGCGCGTGTAACCGAAGAGCAATACGAAATCGTTAATGTAGCGGAGAATGGACGCTACGACTTCCAACTGTATGCGGTTTCATTCAACGGTAAAAAAACAGAAATTATCAGTACCGTTTATCAGGTGCTGGGAACAATGACACCGCCGGATGCACCAACGTCATTAACGGCCGTTGGAGACTATCGTAATGTGATACTGAATTGGGTTAATCCAGATTCGGTAGACCTTGATCACATTAATGTTTACGCATCCCAGACCAACAATCTGGATACGGCGAAACTGATCGCAGAGTCTGCAAGCACCACCTTTACACATGCTGGTCTTGGGGATAGCGAAACGTGGTATTACTGGGTTCGAGCATCGAACAAGCGAGGTATGTTAAGCCCTCCGAACTCAAACTTGGGTACAGAGGCGACAACTCGCGATGTACTGTCGTTCCTGGCTGGCAAAATTACATCTTCCGAGCTTGGTCAGGCTCTGCTTGAGGACATCAACAGCAAAGCCTCTCAAGAAGCAGTTGACGAGTTAAATGAGCATATCAACCAGAGCGTCGAATCTTTGGAGGGGTCGGTAAACGACGTTAAGGAAGATATAGCTGAATTAGATAAGCAGTTCAGCGATAACCTCGCGGATTTTGAAATAAAATTCAACGAGCGTAGCGATGCTTTGGAGAACGCACAAACCGAACTTAAAGGTGAGGTTTCGGCAACGATCGACAAGGTCAATGAAGCGTTTGAAAAAATTGATGCTACTGATGCTGCAATTGTTGAAATCGAAAACACCGTATCTGAACACGATAAAGCTCTCGCTAATACAGTCGAGGCAATAAAGGCTGCAAGAGATGAAGCAGCAGCTCTTATTGCTAAGGAAAGCGAGGCTCGTGTTGAAGGCGATGCTGCAAACGCTAAACAACTGGAAGTGTTGCAGTCAACGGTAGAGGAAAGCTCCGCTGCCGTTGAAGAAATGAAAAAGACGGTTGCAGAGGTCGATCGTGCCAGTGCAGAACTGACTACGAACATTGAGGCGTTAGCCAAAACAAATATTGACCTGGCTCTTCGTCAAGATGAAGACCAGCACAAGCAGATGGTCAATAACGCGAAGATCGCAACAACACAGAAAACCTTTGCTGATGATATGTCTGCAATGGCCACGAAGGTTGAGGAAATTCGCGTAGAAATTGGCGAAGACATTAAGGCCAGTATTCTGGAAGAGTCCACCGCTCGTGCCGATGGCGATGAAGCGTTGGCAAAGCGTGTCACTCAGCTGCAATCTAAGTTTGAAGGAGATATCAGCGCGGCGATTAGTACAGAGCAGGAGGCTCGTACATCTGCCGATGAAGCTCTGACGACACAGATCACTCAGCTTGAGTCGAAAGTAAGCAACGATATCGTCGCAGCTATTAAGGAAGAGCAAGAAGCCCGAGCAACGGAAGATTCGGCTCTGGCAAGCCAGATCACCCAACTACAGGCAAAGGTTGATGATGATATTTCTGCTGCAATACGTAGTGAGCAGGAGGCTCGAGCAAGCGGGGACTCTGCATTAGCCAAACAAATAAACCAGCTTCAGTCAAAGGTTGACGGTGATATATCCGCTGCCATCACTCAGGAGCAGGAGGCCAGGGCAAGTGCTGACCAGGCGCTCTCACGAGAAATTAACAGCCTGCGAGCACAGACCGGAACTGATATTGCCGCAGCGGTTGCTGTAGAGACAAAGGCAAGGACTGATGCCGATAGTGCATTGTCCACTCAGATTACGTCTCTTACAGCAAAAGCTAATGATCTCGAGGCATCTCTTGCCAGAGAAACAACGGCTCGTGCAGATGGTGATACCGCTTTAACAAAAGAGGTTTCAAGTTTAAAAGCACAGACTGCGAAAGATATTAGTGCGGCCGTTGCAGTTGAAACGCAGGCTCGAACTGATGCTGACTCGGCGTTGTCATCTCAGATCACCAAGCTGACCTCTCAATACAAAGAGGATATTAAAGCGGCTGTAGCAACCGAAACGAAAACGCGTACAGAGCAAGATGCGGCACTGGCGACTCAAATCACAAACTTAGAGTCTCAAACAGCAGCCAACATTTCTGCGGCTGTCACAACTGAAACGACAGCGAGAACGCAGGCAGATAATGCTCTAAGTGGGCGAATCGATACTCTGAAAGCAGAGGTGGATGGAAATACCGCGACAATTCAACAGCAGGCAACAGCCATTGCTGATACCAACAAAAAAGTCTCAACCGCGTGGACGTTGAAAATGGAGACTTCAACGAGCGGAGGGCAGAAGTATGTTGCCGGTATTGCGCTTGGTATCGACACCACCGGTCTTTCTCAGTTTTTGGTGCAGGCGGACAGATTTGGTTTGGTCAACTCTGTTAACGGGAAGATCACCACGCCATTTGTTATCGAAAACAGTATCGCCTATATGAATGGTGCGTATATCAAGGATGGCACAATCACCAATGCAAAAGTAGGCGATCTGCAATCTACCAATTTTGTTAGCGGTAGATCTGGATGGCGGTTCGGCAAAAATGGAACGCTTGAGATCAACGGTAATAGCGGCGGCAATGGGCGACTGGTCATAAATGGTCAGCGGATTGACGTTTATGACGATAACAACGTACTACGAGTAAGAATTGGCCTTCTGTAATGTAGAAAAAAATATTTACATCGGTAAAAATAAGTATGTACTTACTTAATGGCGGGCAAGGATAGCTCGCCAAATCAAGGAGCATATTCAACATGTGGTACAGGGAAGGTACTATCACATTTACACAGGGTAGCAATACTCTGGTTGGGGTTGGGACAGCCTGGAACGTAACAGCTAATGGTGTGTTGCCGGGGATGATCGTCATTGGCCCCGACAATAAGCTGTATGAGATCAAGCGCGTAACAAGCGATACGAATATTGTTCTCTCAGAACCTTATACCGGCGAAACTCAGTCTGAAGTTCCGTGCCGAATCATTACGACCTATGAAGGCGACTTAACACAGTTTAGCGCGCGCTTTACTGCGCTAATGTCGCGTATGTCGGCTGATTCCAAGTCCATGCGCAGTTGGTTGACTGCGCTGGATGAGGTGACAATCGAGCGTGAAGACGGTACAGAAGTGACCGTTAAGCCGCTGATGCAGATCGTCAACGAGCACAACGAAAACGTTGAGTGGTATAAAAATAACACCGATGCGATTGACGCTGCTGGCGACAAAGCTCGTGAGGCGGCGGCCAGTGCTGCCGCAGCAGCAGAAAGCGCCAATACCGCTGGAGAAAAAGCCTCTCAAGCGTCTCAAAGTGCATCCGCTGCGGCTTCCTCACAAAGTGCTGCAAGTGCGAGTGCAACTGCTGCGAAAAAATCTGAAACAAACGCAGAATCAGCATATGTCGCGGCAGCAGAATCAGCATCTGTAGCGTCGACTAAAGCATCGGAGGCGGCCACATCTGCGTCCAGTGCCTCTGCATCTAAGGATGCGGCTAAAGCATCAGAGACTAACGCGTCATCGAGTGCAAACGCGGCGGCATCATTTGCAACAGAAGCTGAAAATTCGTCTAAGGCAGCAAAAGCGTCAGAGACAAACGCAAAAGCATCTGAAACGGCAGCCGGGCAGAGTGCATCGTCTGCAAACAGTTCGAAATCTGCGGCAGAAGCGTCAGCAAGCGCAGCCTCAGCAAGTGCGGATAGTGCTTCATCAAGTGCAACTGCGGCAGGAAAATCTGCGGAAAGCGCGTCGTCATCAGCGACAACAGCTACCGCAAAAGCGACTGAGGCGACGAATCAGGCTACAGCCGCTAAAAATTCAGCATCGGCAGCAAAATCCTCTGAAACAAATGCAAAGACTTCAGAAGACAATGCCGCTTCCTCTAAGGCTGCAGCTGCTGAATCTGCAAGTTCTGCGTCAGCATCAGCCACCTCGGCGTCTGCTTCAAAGGATGAGGCGACCAAGCAGGCATCAGCTGCGAAGGGTAGTGCTTCAACGGCATCCACGAAAGCAACAGAGGCGGCAGGCAGTGCGACGGCTGCATCTCAGAGCAAAACTGCTGCTGAATCCGCTGCGGCCCGTGCAGAAGCTGCCGCTGATCGTGCTGAAGAGATTGCCGGTGCAGTTGCGATGGAAGACGCAAGCCTTACAACTAAAGGTGTTGTGAAACTTAGCAGTGCTGTCGATAGCACCAGCGAATCACTGGCTGCAACTCCAAAGGCAGTTAAAGCTGCGAATGACAATGCGAATAGCCGATTGGCGAAGAACCAGAATGGTGCTGATATACCAGGTAAGGATACCTTCACGAAAAATATTGGCGCTGGGCGAGCATTTGGAGGCTCTGTAAGCACAACAGCAGGAAACTGGACTACGGCACAGTTTGTCGAATGGTTGGACTCTCAAGGGGCGTTTAATCATCCGTACTGGATGTGTAAAGGCTCATGGTCGTATGGCAACAACAAAATCATTACTGATACTGGTTGTGGCGATATTCATCTTGCCGGGGCAGTAATTGAGGTAATGGGGATAAAGTCCGCAATGACGATCCGCGTTACCACACCAACAACATCTAGCGGTGGTGGTACTGCTAACGCTCAATTTACTTATATTAACCACGGGACAGATTATTCTCCAGGCTGGCGACGAGACTACAATACAAAATACAAACCTACGCCATCGGATATAGGTGCATTATCAACATCAGGAGGGACGGTTTCAGGTCCGTTGTCTGTTACTGGTGGATTAACTGGTTCATTGAATGGCAATGCGAGTACCGCCACGAAATTGCAGACTGCAAGAACTATCGGCGGCGTGGCCTTCGATGGATCTGCGAACATAAATTTGCCTGGTGTAAACACGGCAGGTAATCAGAGCACTACTGGTAATGCCGCAACCGCTACAAAACTTCAAACGGCAAGAACGATTGGTGGCGTTTCATTTAACGGAACTGCCAACATCGACTTGCCCGGAGTTAACAAAGCTGGCAACCAAAGCACCACAGGTAATGCTGCTACAGCTACTAAATTGCAGACAGCAAGAACCATCGGTGGTGTTAGCTTCGATGGCACTGCGAATATTAATTTGCCTGGTGTTAATGCTGCCGGTAATCAGAACACTACCGGTAACGCGGCCACAGCGACCAAGTTGCAAACTGCTAGAACTATTAACGGGGTGTCGTTTAACGGCTCTGCGAATATTTCAATACCAACAATTACGTCCAGAGGACGCGTTACTGCGCTCACAGGTACAACACAAGGTGCTGCGACTGGATTGCAGATGTACGAGGCATATAACAATGGCTACCCTTCGACTTACGGGAATGTGCTTCATCTTAAGGGCGCAACGGCCGTTGGTGAAGGTGAGTTGTTCATAGGTTGGAGCGGTACAAGTGGCGCTCATGCACCTGTACATGTACGTTCGCGACGAGATACGGATACATCCAGTTGGTCTGAATGGGCGCAAGTTTATACGTCCAAAGACTCAATTCCAGGTGTCAATGCCACCGGTAATCAGAACACTACTGGCAACGCAGCCTCTGCAACGAAGTTGCAGACAGCCAGAACAATTGGAGGTGTGTCGTTTAATGGTACCGCCAATATTAACTTGCCGGGTGTTAATATAGCGGGTAATCAGAATACGACTGGTAACGCAGCTTCAGCCACGAAGTTACAAACGGCTCGTACTATCGGTGGTGTTAGTTTTAACGGTACAGCCAATATTAACTTACCTGGTGTGAATACGACCGGTAATCAGAACACTACTGGTAATGCTGCAACCGCCACAAAATTGCAGACAGCAAGGAAAATTGCTGGTGTGGCGTTTGATGGCTCTGCCGATATTACTTTGACTGCGGCTAACCTTAATGCTTATACGAAAACTGAGGTAACAAACCTTCTAAGTTCCTATGCAAGCAGATCATCACTGACAGGCTATAGTGGCAACCTGGATATTATCGCTGAAACACTGGTTGTCAAATCAGGCGGTAGTGGAGGGTTTGCTATATGGGATATTGGCACAACTACTAGCGGTGCCAATATGTACATTGATCCAAACCCAGGTATCAATACAGTTTGGCGTTCAACATCTTCAAGGCGCTATAAAAAGGATATTGAAACATTACAAGATCGATATGCTGATGAACTTTTGTCATTAAGACCTGTTTGGTATCGTTCAATTTGTCGAGGTGACCGAAAGGATTGGGGGTATTACGGCCTTATTGCTGAAGAGGTTGGTGAGATTGCCCCGCAATATGTCCATTGGCGTGAACCAACAAATAATGATTCTCCAGAAGATATTTCCTCAAATGGTATGGTCGCTGAAGGGGTGATGTATGAGCGTTTGGTTGTACCACTCATTCATCATATTCAGCAATTGACCAAAAGGGTTGAGGAGCTTGAAACGAAGTTAAATTCACCTAAAGAATAAACAACTTCAATCGGGGCTGGAACTAAACCAGCCCCTGCTTAAAAGTATAAGGATATATTTATGAGCTATGGTGCACAGGTTTGGTCGCCATCAAGACAGGAGATGGTCGATGCGTTGGCCCCTGTTTATTACCTCGATTATTTTACTCCCTCTGGTTCTGGAAGTAGAACATATGATGTTGAGGCGGGATTGGGAATCGACTATTACATAATGGACGTAACCAATGGGAAATACACAAGTCTTACGGTTTCTGGAAATACCATTTCATGGTCTGGAGCTAGTGGTAATTTAAACATATTGGTTTTTCAAAAATAATGTACGGAAGCAAGATATATCGATCTGACGGGAAGGTCTGGATGTCTCCTTCTTTGTCTCCTATCGTTTTTCAGAGAAAGCAGGTTGTTTCTTTATCCGGCGGGACAGAGTTTAACACCCAAATATCTCCAGATCGTTCACCGATGATTTTTGTTGCCTATTCGAAAGCTGTTTCATTAATAGCCAACAGAATAGTGCGTAACAACCAGGTGATTTACAGTTTCGGAGGTCAGGGTAGCGACTCTAGTGCCACGATATACGTATTTTCGAAAGGTATAGCCAAAAAAGAAACTTGGGGCATGAGTTTTTTCAATGCACAAGGGGAGGAAATCTATAATACGGCAAATATCCCACTTTCATTTACCTTTCTTAATAATACGGAGTGGAACAGCTCTGGAGGGCATGTTTTTGATTACCCACCAGCGATAATCCCAACATATGCGAATGTGTTCGCTGTTCCAGTACCGGGCGGAGCCATGACAATGGTTTATGGATATGCGGCATATGGAAATACTGTTAGCTCGATATTCGTAAACCAACTTAATGGCGGCCATAGTTTTAGCGTAAATGGCAGAGTACCGGTAATAAATAGAAATCTGTATAACTGATGAGTAAATGATGAAAAGATTATTTCTAACAATAGCTGTTGTTCTCTCTCTTACTGGCTGCCAGAAATTGCCGACACCTATATGTTATGGTGAGGCTATCATTGGTGGACAGGAGACAGTCATACCTATATATGCTGTTAAAAAGGTTAACGGCTATACCTTATACAAAGCGGGTAGCATCTATAACTGGCGATGGGTTGGAGTAGGTGCTTTCTCATCTGTGCGTTGCAATGCTGAATGATAAGTAAGTACACACCTACAACAAGAAGGTGAAATGTGATATAAATCCGCCATCCCGATTTGACTTTTCATGGAGGAAAACATGTCGAACGAGATGGCGGGCGTTACAACAGAGCAAGTTGAGCGTATTGCCGCGATCGTTGCTCGGGAGGTTGTTGGCAAATTAGGCAAAGAGCTACGTGAAGAAATTGGCCAGGAGGTCAATGATCAGCTGAAAACCTACTTTGGTGATATGACCCCGGCGCAACATAGTATTCAACACTCCAACCTGGACAAGCTCCTTAACCGGTTAGATTCCATCTCCAGTGGGTTCTTTGGCGGCATTGTTTCTAAAATAACGTCGTTCATTATTACCGCACTGCTTTTGGGGTTAGCCGCGTATGGCGTAAAAAATGGACTGCAATAACAGGAGATCAAGGATGAAGACTCCGAGAGGCATTCGTAATAATAACCCCGGTAATCTTGATAAAGGATCACCGTGGCAAGGTCTGGTTGCGAATCCAGACGAACCGCGCTTTTGCACGTTTAAAGACCCTGTTTGGGGGATTCGTGCGCTGGCGGTGACTCTAATTACCTACCACGACAAACGTCGCGCAAAAGACGGCTCAAGTATCGATACCATTCGTGAAGTTATTGAACGTTGGGCACCGCCGAATGAAAACAACACTGACGCCTACATTAATGAGGTGTCTAAAGCCGTTGGTGTAACCGCAGACATGATCATCGATCTGCATGATTACGACATCCTTCGACCTTTGGTTGAGGCAATCATTCGCCACGAGAATGGCCGGGGGCCGCTAAAAACGCTGAACACCTGGTATGCGGCAGAAGTTATTGAGGAAGGTCTGCGTCGAGCTGGCGTTGTTAAGCCGGTGAAAACCGTGAAGGCTGTTCCTGTAACTAAAGAAACAGCAGGCGCAACTGTTACAGCAGGTATTGGTCTGGCGCAACTGGCCGATGTTATGCCGCAGGTTTCCGCTGCTATGGATAAGGCACAAGGCCATATCTCTAGCGGGGATACAGTACGCATCATCTTCGGTATTGCCACTATTGTTGTGGCCGGATTCATTGCCTGGTCGCAGGTAAGAAAACACCAGAAAGGGATGGTCTAATATGCTAGGCAGCCTGATGACAAAGCTAAAAGTTGCTTTGATTACGCTGGCTGCCGTTCTTTTCGTTCTGGTCGGCGCTTACACGATGGGCGGGAATGCAGCACGACGAGCAATGGAAGAGAAGGCAAAACAGGAAGACAGAAAACGACTTCAAAGCACAGTGGACGTCAAAAATGAAACACTTGATGAGTTACGGCGCAAGGATGCTTCTTCTGTTCATCATGAGTTGCACAATAAGTGGTTGCGTGATTAAGCCTCAACCCGCTGGTGTGCTTTTCTGCGATGCGGCTACACCGCTATACATCAGTCGTGATGATCTCATGACCGAAGAGACTGAAAGAGAGGTGCTTTTTCACAATATGATAGGGGAGCGATTGTGTGGATGGGGCAGAAAATTACCATAACAGAAGTGGAGTTTTCTAACATAAAATTTGCATATTATTAGAGCACAAGGTAGATTTAAGGCACGGGTGTCAAGTAAATCATCCGTTGCTTTAAAGCTGCGAAGCATTATCGTAGCCTCTAAATCCCTTTGGGGTCGCCGCAATAACATACACTTGTTAACGGCTAAGGTGGAAACATGCTAAATTATCATGACAATACGCGTTCTATGCAGACGATCCGCACCAATACTGCGGTTATCGACAGCTTTCCTATGCGTATTCACAACAGTGAAGACGCAGTAGAAGTGCGACGTATGTTGTGCCGTGAATCAGCTAACCGCCAGCACTTCATCGTCACTTTTAAGAGCGATGTGGCGCGTGCCGAAAAGATCTCTAATTCTACGTCACTGGTTAAACCGTTGGCCGAGGTTGTCGCTAACGGTAAACGAACCTCTTTTGTTTTAGATGTTGCTGAACAATATCCTGACTTGAAGTGTTTAGATCGTGATATTTCTTCACGAATCAAACAAGTTGTAGAGTCTTTTATGAAGAAATTCTGTAAAATCGATGATATGGAACCATCAACGGCACAGAATACTTCATGGCACCATCTCTAATTGGTCAGGCGAACAGATTAATCCCTGAAATAGAAGACTACAGCAAGGTCTTGTCTGAAATGCCGAGAGCGACGAGAATTATCGCTCTCGGTGAGTTCTATTTTATCTCCCGAGGTTTCGATCTAATTCGATTTACCGAATACGAGCTTGTTGATTCGGCCTATGAACGCTGTATTGTTGGCGAGTGTCTTGAGTCATGTGATCCTGATTACCAAGAGCAGGAAGTTAAGCGACTCAAACGTGCTGGTTACACACCTCTTGAGATAGGAGCAGAAATTGAATCCTACAAGTTGCATGTGGGGCAGTCAGTCCAAACAGTCTTCCGCGTGGCCTACTGCGAGTTTCCAATCAAGGATAAATCTGGAGTAAAAGTCAGCGCCAAGCAGATTAGAGGGGTTTTTACTCATGCTGATTATATGGGATTAGGCATCGCAAGTTTTGCTTACCTTTATCTCGTAGATAAGTATCAGTACTTGGTTTGCGATACGTTACAGACGGTAAAAGGCGCAACTCTTTGGGCTGTGAGTATGCGCAAACATGGACTGGTAGAAATTTACGATACGAAGAACGAAAATTTTATAGAGGAATTGGGTGAGGATGCCTGTGGCGTAAGTGGTTTTATTCCGTGGGATATTGGTAAGTCTGACGGAGGCCAGATGCGAAGACGTGAAGAGTGGGGGACTAATAAAATCAATCTCACCCCAGGTGCTTGTACTCATATAGTGAACATTCTGAGTAAACGATCTATGAATCCATAAACCCGCTACGGCGGGTTTTTTTGTTATTAAGCCCCCCTATGTACCTATCATTAAACCTTTACACCGCAGCCGTAGGCATTTAGGCTATATCACATATAAGAAAACAAGTTGTTTCAGACGATAATTATATACGCAAAGGGAACTCTCCAATGACCAAGATCTTTGTGGTTGGCGGCACAAAGGGCGGGCCTGGCAAATCCACCGTTGCCCAGCAAATTGCCGTTTGCCTGAAAGTCAAAAAGAAGAAGAAGGTTTATATCACCGATATAGATATTCAGCGCACGACAACGAGCTGGTGTGAAGACCGTCGACAGAACGAAGACCTTGAGCTGATTCCTTTTGCATACGTTCAGGATGACATCATTAAGCACCTAAAATCGCTTCAGGGTAGAGCTGAGTATGTAGTGGTAGATGCTGGTGGCTTCGACTCCGAAATTCAGCGACAAGCGATGCTGATGGCTGACGTTATCATTATCCCGCTGCGTCCTAAGCGTCGTGATTTGAAATCTTTACGTGACATCGATCCTATTATCGACAATGTTCGCAATGTAAACGATAAAGTGAAGGTCCGCGCGGTCATGAACCAGTGCCCGGCTTTGCCATCACAAGTGTCTCGCATTCTGGCGGCTAAAGAGATTGTCGAGACGTTTGGCATCGAGTCTGCGCCTGTCAATCTATATAACCGCAACGTCTACGATGATGCGGAAGAGTCTGGTCGTTCTATCTTTGAAATGACCGGTAGCGAGCGCGACAAAAAGGCGGAAGCCGAGTTTGAAGAATTTGTAGATTATCTGTTGAGTCTGGAGGAAGAAGAATAATGTCCATGAAAATGGGTGACCTAGCAAAGCGCAAAGAGCCTGATGCACCGGCTAAGAACACAACTCCTTTGCGCCAACCAGTCAGACCACAGGGACGCCCGACTCGTGGCAAAGAGAAAATTAAAAGCCGCACAATGTCACTGGAAGACGAATACTTCGAACTGCTGGAGATGATGAAGTTCATCCCTCGCTTCGAGAAATTCACCCGCTCTGATGTGATTCGTGCTGCTATTTTCCATCTTGCGGAGAAGACACCGCAGGAAATCGAGGACATCGTGAAACTTAACGAGGCGATCACAGCTGCCGATGTAACGATGCGTACCGATGAAATCAAGCGAGAACTCATGAAAAAAGGCTGACAACTTCCGGTCTGGCAGCTTCAATCAGAACCTGTTTCTGTATTTAAATAATAAGTAACTTATTAAATATATATACGGAAGCAGGTCTTTTAAAAGACACCCACCAGAACAACTCCCTTCCGTTTTCACTTCCAAAAACTGACACCAGTCGCTATCATCCGCTCATTGTGATAAGTAAGTAACTACCTACCAGGTGAGCCACATGAGCCAAATCTTTTTCGATACCATCGACAACGACCAGTACGACTTCATGACAGAGTGGAATACCGCTGTTATGGACAAGTGGGTCGCTGAAAACATTGGTTTGTCGCGCTGTAAAGACGAGGCTGAACTCTTCGAGACGAAGTGGTTTGATTACCGAGACATGCATCCTCTTATGGCCACCTGTCTGTTTACGGAGGCATACAAACGTCAGTACTCAAATATCATGCTGACGCACGGTCGCGAACACTTTGAAACAGCTCCGTTCACCACCGGGTTAAAACGCCTGCCTTATCAGGAGTTGTCGACTGCCAATAAAACGTCGCTATGGAAAGCACGCCAGTTTGCTGATCGCTATTGCTGCTCATACGACTACTTTATCTCCACCGTGCTTTCCGCAGCTGCACGACGTCTGTGGGACAAGCTGCCTCGCCCACAGCATTTGTGGCAGCCAGAACTGATTGAGATATTTGAAGAGAAATTAGCCAGACGCGCAACAACCCGTCTGGATGACTCTCTGGTTAGTTTTAAGCATATGGGAGACATGCAGTTCAACCCGATCCAGGAAAGCTATTTTGAGTGGATTCTGGAGCGTTTACGCACCATCCCCCGCAGCAAGCGCATACGCGCAATTTTCTCCGCTATCTGGCTAATGGAAATCGTTCCAGAGCGCCTTATTTCCGCCCATTTTCCAGAAGAACTGGAGGAAGCACGGCGGTTTATTGATCCCCTATCCAATTAACTAATACTAGAAAACAATTTGTTTAAAAAACAAAGGAAAGCACATGACCGAACTTTGCCATACAGGACGCGGGCTGTCCGAAGAGTTTGATGAAGATTTCCAGAACAGATTGACGGCATATTTTTGTCGTGATCACGAGTTTCTTACTCGTGCGGGAGATCTGGTTGTACCTAGCCAATTTGCCAATGCGGCCAATGCCATATTGGTTAATATGGTTTCGGGCTATTACCGTATGTACAAGAGCGCGCCCTCTTCATCTGCAATTCTGGATATGCTTAAGCGTGCGAAACGCGATAAGACTATCCGTGAGGAACTATTCGCCGATGTTGTTGCTGCGTTTAAGCGCATCCTTGCAGAAAAATTGTCCGATACCTCGTACATGGTTGACCAGGTATCAACCTTCGCAAAAAGCGTAGCGTTTGATGATGCTCTGATTAAGGCTGCTGAACTGAAAGAGAAGGGCGACTTTCAGGGGGCGATGGCAATCATGGCCAAGGTTCAGCAGATTGGATCGAACGAAGCGACCGGAATCTATGACTACTACACCTCCGCAAGTGAGCGATTGAAAGCGCGTGAATATGAGGCTTCAGAGGAGTATGTACCAAACAGTATTACAACTGGACTCCCTCTTCTCGATAGGTTGCTGTACCAAAAAGGCTGGGCAAAGCGCGAAATGGTGCTCTTCATGGGGTTCGCTAAATCCGGTAAATCGACCGCAATGGGTGAGTTTTCCATAAACGCAACGCTTGCTGGCTACAATGTACTGTATCTCTCGCTGGAGGTTCACACCAACATTTTGTCCGACCGTTTTGATGCAAGATTGTCGGAGACGGAAATGTCCAAGCTGGTGGAACGGCGCGATGAAGTTCATCGTAAGTTGGCAGAGTTGGGAGCCACTAAGGGGATTGGTAGTTTGTGGGTTGTTGAGCGTCCGTCAGGAAGTATGTCACCGGCAGATCTGGACCGTATGCTTAACAGTATGAAAGCCAATGGCATGGTGCCTGACATGCTTGTTGTCGACTACGCAGATTTGATGCGTGCCAGTTATGACCTTCGTGATGATCGCGCCAACATTCGTAGTATCTACACCGATTTACGTGCTCTTTATGACAAACATAACGTTGCTGGAATCACGGCATCGCAGACAAACCGTGAAGGTGGCGCGTCAGAAGTTGCCACAATGATGCACGCCGCCGACAACATCGAAAAAGTACGTATTGCTGACCTGGTAATAACGATCAACAAAACCGAAGAAGAAGAAGCGAAAGGAGAGGCTCGTCTCTACTTTGCTGGTTCACGTAACCAGCAGGGAGGGATCAGCATTCGTGTTAAACAAAACCTCGAACAAATGCGCTTCATTGAGCGGATCTTAGACGTTACCTAAAAAATAAGCGTGGAGAACACCTCCACGCTTGATTCATTGGTGAAACAACTTTTCTTTTGCCAAACCACAAAAGAAAAACACATGAGCCTTTATGTTATATCAACATTTAGGTTGGTCACAATATTGCCTGTTAAAAGTGGAATTATCGTGAGCGAGCTGAAAGAGCTAATTACCGAATTAGATTTTGAACAATGGTTGGACACTGAAGGTATCGTTTATCGACGTGGAGGCGTGAGTGCTCGCGGTCGTGAAGTGAATATCAAGGAGTGTCCGGTATGCGGCAGCTCCAACTGGAAGGTATATTTCAATCTGACCAGTGGCGTCGGCAAATGCTTCGCTGGTGATCATCCCGAAGAGATTCAGTTCAATAAGCTGGTCTTCCTCAAGCACTACAGCGGTAAATCACGACGACAGTTCGAGGAATATGTGCAGAACGCTCTTCTTTCCCAGGGGTGGGCACCAAAGAAAGAAGAGATAGTGCTTACAAGCACAGTCGAGTTAGAGGGACCACTTGCACTCCCTCGTCATTACGAACTTCCTATAGATGGCCGTCTTCCAGACTATCTGGTTGAACGAAACATATCGCCTGAAATGGCAAAGTATTTTGACCTACGATACTGCGTCGAAGGCAAGCACGCTTATGTAGATCCGTATACAGATCAGGTTAAAGGACAGATATTCGATATGCGAATACTGATACCGGTTTACGATCTGGATGGGGTAATGAAGACATTTCAGGGGCGAGACATTACCGGTACAGCTGAACGTCGCTACCTCTTTCCTATGCAGCTTCCAGCTTCAGGCAAGTTTCTCTACAACGGCCATAATGCGGTCGGCAAACAGACTGTAGTTGTCTGTGAGGGGGCGTTCGATGTTATGGGGGTTAAACGAGCTATTTTTGATGAAGAAACATTACGTGATTACGTGGAACCGATAGGAACGTTCGGGATGCATCTATCTGGTAACACCACTCAGGATGCAGAAGATCAGTTAGGCGCGTTCCTGACGCTCAAGGCGCGTGGGTTACGTAATGTGATCATGATGTGGGATAGTGAAAAGCAAGCTATACGCAACACTATGGCCGCAGCCAGGCGACTGACCAGTATCGGTCTTAATGTCAAAGTTGCGTGTTTGGGTGAGGAAGGACTCGACCCGGGCGGTGCAACGCCAGAACAAATTATCAAAGCCTATTATCGGGCAAAACCGTATACCAAACAGTTGGAGTTGCAAAGCAAGGTTTTGGGCATTAAGGCTCTATCGTAACAAGTGCCGCTAAAATAAGTAGATGATTACTTATCTTTCTGTAAGAATACTTTCATCTGTTAGCTAGGAGTTGGTATGAAAGACGAAATTCACAAATTAGCCTGCGACATCATTGATAAAACTGGTTTAGAAATCAGCGAGAGCAATCGACTAGACATCATTGAAAAAGCGGTAAAAACAGCAATGGATCATATCGCCACTCGTTTGGTTGAGATCCCGCTACCAGGGCTACCTTATCTGAAAGTTGAGTTACACGTATGGGGTGAACCTTCTTGTGCACGGCGTTCTGCATTAGTTGTTTTTATTAGCAAAGAAAACCCGCTCAGTCTTAAAGTGCAGGTTGGTGCATGGATGGATGGCAAAGTGATCTACACAAATACCGTTTTTTGTGCGCCAAACGACAGTATTATTGAAGAGGCTATTCAGGAATCACTTCTTACTATGCATAGCTTAGTTTTGCTGGAAGACAAGCAAAACTACGAAGAGTACTTACGGTCGATAAAAGGTGAGAGAACATTGTCACTTAAAGCCGATTTCGTTACCCCGACAAACCTGTTGGAAGTCTTGCTTAATAAAGGGGCTAATGATGCCGTAAATGTAATCAGAGAGAGTGAGTATGCGTCTCTTTGCGACATGTGCAAAAGCCAGTTGGATCTGGTGCATATCGTTATTGATGCTGGGAAGGCATGTGATGGCGTAATGGCGGAATTTGCTGGGAAGATGGTCAGGATTGCTAACGAATTACCGATGATAGAGCAAGAGGCTAAATCATACGCCACCAATCATGTCACAGAGCTTCTTGTCCCCTATCGCTTAGAAAGCAATCAGCGCAAGATGGTTAGCTGGGGAAGTTGGTAATCTCTCCGCGCGTCGTTTTTTACGCAAATAACGATAGGTAAGTACAAGATTATTTATGGCGGTAGTTGTGAAAACTGATTTGTCAAAAATCCCCTCTATTTCAGGAAATAATGGTTATTCACTTCGTTGTGAGGAAGTAAAGATAAACGGTGAGTCGGCATATTGCAGCTACTCCGTTTGCCAGCACACCATTCTTGCCTTCAAAGAAAACCGTCTTCCTCGAACTTCATTCCAGTCGTGCGCAACCGCTATCAAAGCAGGCAAATGCAAGGCGTTAAAAATGATGCTTGAAGAGATTCGTAAAGGAGAATCTCTGTATTTCGAAGATATGACCGCGCTCATTAAGGAGGTTGAAGAACGGAATAAACAAGCCAGAACTTTAAAACGAAAACGTGACAGTGTAACGATTAATAGCATGGTTAAGAAGAGCGCCACATCACAAACAGCGATCACTGACGTGTATGCGGCGTTGCTTGAAGAAACAACAAAAGAAACACATGAGCAAATCGATCAACATATGGAGGCAAAACAACAATGAAAAAGTTGATCGCACTTAAGCATAAGCTGGACGAAATGAAAGCTATGGGAACCAATGCAAAAAAAGAGGCATTGGCCAACATGGATGACTTCGAGCAAAGCATGGTTTCATTGATGCTCAACCCTTTCATCCGTTTTGGGGTAAAGAAATACAAAGTGGCAGAGCCGCTTAGTGAGTCCGTCCCAAGTGACGAAAAAGCCATTGATATACTGAATAAGCTGGCCTCTCGCGAGCTGACGGGGAACGCAGCAATAGCTGCTGTTGAGTCTATCGTGGCGTCAATGTGCGCCGATGGGCAGGACGTGTTCCGTCGTTTCCTCTTAAAAGATCCGAAAGCTGGCGTTGGGATTAGCCTATGCAACAAGGTTTTTGAAAATCCCATTCCGAAATTCGAGGTGCAGCTGGCGTCACCGTATAAAGAAAAAGGTGACAAATACCCCTTCAAGCCAAATCCTAAAGCCAAATGGCCGATGATTGGCAGCCTTAAGCTCGATGGTTTGCGAGTAATTTGTGAGGTTATTGTTGACGAGGAAGAGGTTAACTTCCTTTCTCGTACTGGTAATCCAATCACGTCTCTCGATCACCTAAAGCCAGCCATGCTCGAATTAGGCAAACTTTCAGGCCACAAACACATCTTCTTCGATGGTGAAGGAACAGCCGGTTCATTTAACCAGTCCGTATCTGCATTGCGCAAAAAGAACGTGCAGGCAATTGGCGCTATTTATCATGTTTTCGACTTCTTCCTACCGGAATGGCGAGCACAGGCTAAATCCAAAGAGTATGCAAAGACAGGTATGAAGCTGAAAGAGCGCCTGGCTATGCTGGTGGCGTTGTTCAAAAACGATCGCAGTGAAGGCTACACACAAGACATTCACCTGCATCCGTTCTATATCATCCATAGCCACGAAGACTTCATCGAACGCTTCATGAAACGCCTGGACGATAACGAAGAAGGGGAGATGGGCAAAGATCCGAACTCTGTTTACGAGTTTAAACGTACCCGCAGCTGGTGGAAGTTAAAAGACGAAGATTCAGAAGATGGTGAAATTATCGACTTTGAGCCGGGCGACCCGGACTCTGGTTTTGCCAACACACTTGGAAAAATTGTTATTCGTCTTGAAAACGGCGTCATCGTTCGTGCGAGCGGCATTAAGCATAAATATCTGGACGAGATCTGGAACAACAAAGAGAAGTACCGTGGTCGTATTGTCGAGGTTCATTGTCACGAGAAAACACCGGACGGCAGCTTACGCCACCCACGACTGAAATGGCCGCGTTGCTTACGCGATACAGAAGATCGAATCGGAGATAAAGAATGATGCTCGGCTGGATGATTGCATTTTTAGCGGTTGGTTTTTTAATCGGTATTGTTGTGATGTCCAGTTGCATCAATGACTACATTAAAAGCGGTGTTATAGAAAGACGCGGTCGTATTTATCGCATTGTTGAAATAACCAACACCGTGAAGGAGATTAAGGATGATCGTATTAAGTAAACGGGAGAAGGAAACGCTTCATGAAATCAGTAAGTGGCCGGAGTTCCCTGAGTACTGGAAGCCTAAAACGCGAGCTAAGTTAGAGCGTTTAGGGTTGGTTGCAAACGTTTCTGAAACGAAGTGTTCGGCCAACTACCAGTTAACTGATAAAGGGAAAGTATTGCTACAGCAATTAGTAGAATCAGGAGTGTTAAAATGATTCCATATATCTCATTAGCTTTTATGGGTGGCTTCCTTATCGGCTTCGGCATCTGTCGTGATTTAATTAAGCAGGAACTTAAAACCAAAACACTGTGCATCGGAAAGCGCGTGTATCGGGTAGTTCATGAAACAAAGGTGAAAAAATGAGCAAGTTAACTTCTTGGGAATGGTGGTTGGCCACCTATTTCTTAGCGACCGGAGTCGCATTCGCCTTTTACGTAGGTCAGTTAGTCGTAAAACTGTTGCTGATTAAATTTGCTAGTCATAAACGTATCGATGATGGTCTGTGGCGTCTTGGCACCCTGGTGGAAACTCGCTACGGGCAACTTAAGGAGAACGAAACCATTACTATCCAAGCGAAACGATTCACTGCCACCATCACAAGAACACCTGATCGTAGAGTGGCCTTGATCAAAAAAGTCACAACCGAATAAAAACACAATAATAAGTATTTACTTACTTATTTTTTATGTATAAGATGACTTTGTTTTCGTTGAGACGCGACTGTTTGAACTTAAATACAAGTGCAAACGAAGAAGTCTATCTGGCAGTAGCCTAATAAGCCAAACACCAGCGAGGTCAGTTTCCAGCCTCGTTACCGAAATGGGACACACTGAGCGAGTGTGATTACAGAACGCAGGAGGGAACATTCATGTTCCCTCCGATGAAGTAACAGAATGGGCGGTTGGTATATTTTCAACTCCATATGACTCCCGGATTCTTAGCCACTGACCGTCCATCCTGTTACGTCATTTTGTTCAATTATGTCGTTTATACTGGGTTAAAAAGCGGCGACGTAGCCCGGCTGGTATGGTTAGCCAGCACACAACGTTGAGGCCATTACATTTTTATCAATTCTAAGGTTCTATCCACAGAAAAACCGGCGAACGTTGATATGTAACATGTTGGGCAAACATTCAATCGGAGTAGTGGCCTCAACGTTGTGAAGACAGGATAGTTGTGTAGGTTTAACCACTGTTGCCATTGGTGCCTGTTTTCACAACAAATGATTCCATACATCACATTGTATAAATTACAAAGTAGGTGCTGTCCTCAGAAACATCATCTACTTAAAGAGTTTGCCTTCTACTATTGAGCGAAGTCGAAAGCGTCTGGCACTAACGAAAAGTGCAAGTAGCGGTGCGTTTCCTGGCAGAAACTAAACCGTCGCGATTGGCACTGTTGAGTAATAAATACTGGCAGTGCCGAATTGATGGTGTAGCTCAGCGGTAGAGCAGTTGGCTGTTAACCAACTGGTCGGTGGTTCGAATCCACCCACCATCGCCAATTTAGGGGAGTTAGTCCGTAGGGGTAGCGGGGTAGACTGTAAATCTACTGTCATTGCGACTCGGGTGGTTCGACTCCATCACTCCCCACCAAATTGCCGGTTTAGCTCAGTTGGTAGAGCAGTCGCTTTGTAAGCGAATGGCCAGCGGTTCAAGTCCGTTAACCGGCACCAACATAATATTGAGAACATTGGCGTAACGGGGTCATATCCCAATCTATGAATAAATGTCGCGTTGCAGCGTGACAACCAGTGTTCTCAACATTGTGGTGAATGCACAGGCTGATGTGCCGCAACTACAGTAGTGCGCGCTTTGCGGGGCTTGCTACAACCCTGTGTCGGAGTTCAGCACCGACCATCACAATTTGGCTCTCTTGCAACAGCATAACGCTGAAATATGTCCAACCTGGTGCGGCCTGTTCACCCGCCGTTAGCTCCACGAAACGGAGCGCACAACAGATAAGAGAACTTCCCATATGGGGCTTGGCTTAAATGCATCGAGTTCTCTTATCGCTGTGTCACAGACAAATTTCCGACAGCCCTGTTTATCATCGGACGCAACCTAAAAGGTCGAGGCAAAGCCAGGTAATAGCGGAGGGAGTGACACAGCACACAACAGGTAAGAGCATTTGTAGAGTTCGACTCTCTACCGTGGGCTTTTTCCCGCGATGCGAGCCATAAATGCTCTTTCCGTTGTGGTGGATTCGCAGACTGATGCGATAGCTTTCTTGGATGTTAGGGAAATGCGGCCGCAAATCTTCCCTTTCGCGAGCGGTGATCGTCCGTAGTCCTAATTGGCTGCACCGTATGCCGGAGATTCAGTACCGGCCACCACAACGGCCGGAGAGTAGGGAGCATGGTGCTCAAGCGGTCTTGAAAACCGTCCCATTGTGCAAACGATGATGGTTCGATTCCATTACTCTCCGCCAGACACAGCGTTGAGCGGTTTGGCCTTTTAATCACCCAGATTAAGACTCCGCTAACATAAACCAGACCGCTCAACGCTGTGATAGACAATTACGGCAGACGTTCTTAACCATAGCTTGCTAACATCCTAGCAACACTTTTTACAGCGCAAAATTCAAAGGGGCTTCGGCCCCTTTTTTGGTTACTGATTATCTAGGTATGCTATTAACTCATTTTTAATGATCAGTGAATATTCTAAAATCTCACCTAGTAAATACTCTGCTTTTTTAAAATGCCACCCCATATAGCCTAATTTTTCTGAAGGTTTTTCTAACAACATTATAATATCGCCGTCTTTCTCTTTGGCAATGTATTGTCTTATTTCTATCTCCCCATTATTTCTTGCCTTTCCACTTATTGATGATTCATCCAAAACTTTAGTTATAAACTTTTCCGTGTCGGTGAACTTTCCTGCATTATGCACAATTGTATGTCTTAGCAATTCAATTAGAGTGATCTCTAAACGATAGTTTTTACCCATCTTGTTATTTATTTCTACGTCTCTGAAATTGGGTAATTTTCTTCTAAATACTTTCAGGATTTTTTTTGGTGCTTTATTATTTCTTTTTATCGCATTGTAGTAGGTTTCCATGTCTCCATTTTGTTCGATCTGAACATTTTTAAATTCACTAGTTGACCAAAAATGGTCATGAATACTCACTGTATGGGCATATATTTTCTTAATATAGTCTTCAAACAATTCATATGCTTCGGTTATAACCCATTGATACTGTTTATTTTTTAACACCTCACATAATTTTATCTTCTCTGAGAGATCTGTTCTAGTATACCCAATTCCAAATGTTGAACCTGTATATGGATTTGAGCATGTATAGTTTGCTAACGTTGTCCCGCATGTTATTGGGGAAGTATTATTAGCATCTAGAGTTTGTACGTTTTCAAGTGTATGCTTAAATCGCTTTATGTTGTCTTTCGTTGTAACATTTATATGACCTAACAAGTCACAACGTAATATTATTTCATTTCTTAAATCAGTGAATATTTTTTCGACAAAAGAACCTGGTGGGTTTTCAATCATCTAAACCTCTACGAAAATCTTACCTATAAGACAGTCCTTAATGTAATCTGTTTTCTCCACTACTTCAAATTACCTCACAATCTACCGATAGGTGACTACCTACTTACATACAAAGTTGATTTATAGTATAGTCCCTCTGTTGCGTATTAGTATTTTTAAAGGCATTTGTTAAGTTATGACGATCACTATCTACGGACGAGATAACTGCTCATACTGCAAACGTGCGGTCGAGCTGGCGAAGCAACTAAAGGGACATGGCTACGGTGATTATGAGTACATCGACATCACCACTGCCGGTATCGACAAGAAAAAACTAAGTGAAATTGTTGGTAAACCGGTAGAGACTATCCCCCAAGTACTGATCGATGGTCAACCGATTGGCGGATACACAGAACTGGCTGCATACGTCAGCACCCTCTGATTTTAACGGCTCACAGGAGCCGTTTTTTATTCCCACCAAACTCACTCCTGTTTCCCTTAAAATTCAAAAAACAACGTCTAAATGATTCCATACCTACTATGTATGGAATCATTCGTGAAAATGAGTTACTTTTACTCTTGATCCTATAAGAATCTATGCCTAATATACTGTTTACTTATACAGTGAATCGGCGTAACTCGGTGATTGTCATATGAAAAATAGCTTTGACAGAGCACGCGCTGCGGAGAACACCTCAAAAGAGGCGATTGAGTATCTCGAAAGAGCATCTCAAATGCAGGCCGTTATGATCTCGCAGGTTAGCATTGATATGAGATTCTCGGACGCATTCATGTTATTCACTCGCTTATCTCTGCTGATAACCAGACGTCGGCCAGAGATCGCTGTTCATTGTATTTTGATACATGTTTTGCCGCACATTGCCGATGTAAAAGTAAGTGACATTAATAGGTTCATGGTGAACCAACTGGTCAACCCACTAATACTGGATGGCAAAATTGTTATGGGCCGCCGCGTTTTCTCTCTGATGAAGCAGTTCCTTAGCTGGTGCGCCTTCCAGGGGATGATAGACGTGTCACCGTTAAACGATATGTCACTAAACAAAGTTGCCGGTGGCGCAAAGCCCACACCTCGCGAGCGGAAGCTGACCGACGCAGAGGTATGGGTGTTCTGGAATATATGGGACTACTTCAATGTGTGCGCTGGTACAAAATGGGCGGCCAGGCTGTGTCTTGTATCAGCAAGACGACCTGACGAAGTACTGCGGGCTAAAAAAAGTGAGTTCAATCTTAAGCGTGGGGTTTGGAATCAAGGCAAGAGAAACAAGTCAGCACGTGAGCATTCGCTGCCTTTAAGCACATTAATGCGCACATGCATTGAAGAGTTGTTCGAATACGGTAAAGACAGCCAGTGGCTCGTGCCTTCGAATAAAAAAATCGGGAAAGACCTTCCTATGTCTAAAGTGGCAATAGCCCAGGCATTACGTCGTATTCTGGAACGACCAGAACTGATGGAGCTTGAGCCATTTACACCCCGAGATTTGCGCCGTACTGCGCGTAGTTACTTCCCAGCATTAGGCATAAGCCAGGAGGTATCACGCAAAATCATGAACCACAGTCTTGAGGGGATAGATCGGGTCTACGACCGGCACGATTATATGGACGAGATGCGAGACGCCTTAGAAAGTTTCTCGACGTACATCGCATCAATCGTAGAGCAACCGGATTTAGACGAAATTGACCACAAATTCAAGGGAGATCGTCTATCAACAGAGCTTATTCGTGTAAATTTTTCATAGAGACTTTATGGCCTCAACAACCTTTTGTGATGCGCCTTTCTCTTTACCGAATCGCTCGTTATATGCAGCAAGAACCTGTTTTTCGTCCTCGTTAAGAGGAGCGGTGCCTTCTTTGTATAAAAATGCTGCGAGTTCAGGTTGGCGTTCTTCCAGCACCATCATCATAAGACGACTTGGCTCAATACCCAGCGCCAGCGCCAGCGGACGAACCTTATCGATAGGCAAAGGAATTTTGCCACTTTTAATTAAAGAAAGGTTGTTGGCATTTTTATAACCAATAAGTCTGGCTATTTGGGCCTGACTCATAGGTGAGGATTCAATCAGCCCTGCGATAAAAGCAGCATAGCGACTTTCTATAAATTCAATCTTGTTGTCAGACATTGTTACAACCTTTGCGCGTTTAATTCTCTCTGGTAAGTGCTTACCGATATTACATCAAAGGTTAGGGTTGTAAAGCTATTATCATTTTTTTCGGCAGGCACTTGTAAGACCAAGCAAAGGTCCATGCATGGAGAAAAACTAGCCCAAAATAGGTAAGAAAATTAACTTGCATCTGATATAGATGTATTCAGTATTGATACAAATTTTAGTAGTATTCCTTACCATAGTATAAGTTAGAATGGATTGATTGAATGAAAACCACTATTTCCAGCCTAATCGCTCTTGAGATCGGACACGTACAGAAATTAGCTGATGAGTGTGTAGCTGACATCCTCACCGATCTACCGAATGAGCAGATTCAGGTTGGTGTGAATGACACAACTGGCTTTATATTCGAACTTAACAACAAACGCTTCACGCTTCTCAATACCGGCTCCGGGTCTTTAGCCGTCAGAATCTGTTAACCCCTCTTCTCCCTGCGCGAATGGCTTAGTTCCCTGTTCGCGCAGTGCTACATTAAACACACTAGTAAATAATTTGTTTTCATAACAAAGGATTAGCCATGTCTAAAAAACGTTCCATCAAAGAGGTTCAGGACTTCCGTGACAGTGTAAAACGAGTAGTCGCTCTCCTTTCAGGTAAAAACATCCCTGTTGCAGAACGAGGGGACGACGCTTATGTACGCTATAACGATGATGGAGAGCCAATTCTCGTAAACATCCCATCAATCCCGGATAACGCAACACCGGCATTGATGAATGCTGTGCGCGGATTTCTCGATCATGAGGTTGCTCACATTTTGTTTACCGATATTCGTGTGTCCAACAAAATGAGAGAAAAAGGACGCGTTCCTTCCTGGTCGCTATGGAATGCCTTAGAAGACGTGTTCATCGAGCGAAAAATGGGGCAGGTCTTTAACGGAACAAGACGTAATCTGATGGCAACTCAGCGCCTTATAATCGAAAAAGTCTTTAAACCAAAGGCTTCAGAGGCTATTGCTTATTGTGGCAAAGATCAGCGCGCGCTTTTTCTAAACTTCTTTCTCTGTCCGGTTGTAAGAGCCTGGGATGGCCAAGCACCGTTCGTAGATTTCATGGATGAATATTGGCCTGTCATTGAGAAACCAATTTCATTATTAAAAGAACATGGTATCGATGTGGCCGTGCGTAACATGTCTTGCACCGAGGATTGTGTAAAGGTGGCTGCGACCATAGCTAAGCTCCTCAAAGACACTGAAAGTGAAAGCAAAGGTAAGGAGTCAGCTCCGGGAAAAACTTCCGATCCTTCAGACGCTGACCAGACGGATGCCTCTGGAGAAAACAATGAAGACAACGAAGATCATGAGACACCCTCAGAGATAGATAATCACAAATCTATCAAATCAGAATCACATAGTAAGCACAAGCATGATAATAACGACAGTGATGATTCAGATAATTCTGAATCATCAGAAACAATATTCGATGATACAGAAAATGATAAAGAGGTATCAGATTCTGATGCTTCTGATAACGCGGCGTCAGAATCATTAACCGCTGACCACGAAAAAAGAAAAACGACAGAAGACGGCTCTTCAGATATTCCAACCCCGTCAAAAATGAGTCTGGAAGAGGCTTTAGAGGAGCTGGATAGCATAGAAGATGAAGTCGGAGGCATGACAGAAGATGCTCTATCCGAAACGATTAAAAGCGAGTTAACAGAAAGCTCGAAAAGCGAATACAGGCCATACAATCGCTCATACGACTTCATCGGCTCGATTGATCAGGCAGAAGCCCATATCAAACGGCTTATTAAAACATTCTCCGATATTGATTTAGGAGGATATCCAATCAGCCGCTATCGCATCGTTCCTGAAGGCAACCAGCTCTTCGACAAATATATTGAAAAGCATCTTTCGTCAGGTGTTTCGTCGACGCTGGCAAAAGACCTGGAGCGAGCAATAGCAAGCAGAAACAGAGTTCAGTTTATACCGGGCCAGCGTCGGGGGCGCATTCATGGTTCTAGTATCTACAGATTAGCAATGAATGATGATCGCGTGTTTCGTAAAAAAGAAGAATCTAAAGCCGTTAACGCCTGTGTTCAACAAGTGATTGATTTATCAGGTTCAATGAGTGGCGAAACGATAAAACTAGCTCTTGCAAGTGCATATACCATCGCCGATGCTCTTGATCGAATAAATGTTCCCAACATTATCACCGGCTTCACTACATTTGGCAGTCATCTGGCAGCGATAGAACTTAAGGCTGTCAAGTATGAGTTCTCTCGCTTTGAATCTTTAATGCTACCTATCATCAAAAATTGGAATGAAAAGGTAAATTCTCGCGAAGTTCGCTCACGTATGGGGTGCGTAGGCTACACATTCCCACTTCTTAATAACGTGGATGGTGAAAGCATAGCCAGCCTTGCATCGTTATTTTCCGGTCGCATGGAGGACAGGAAGATCATGCTTGTTCTGAGCGATGGCGAGCCGCTGGCTGTTGGGAGAGGTTTTGACGCTCATTTGCGTTCGGTTGCGAAGCAAATTGAAACGCAGACTGACATTGATTTGATGGCAATTGGCATCATGACTGACGCACCGGAGAGATTTTACGCAAATCATGCCCTGGTAACGAGCGTTGATAGTCTTGGTTCATCTGTAGTTACTGAACTATCTCGTATCATTTTGAAGTGATTAAAACAGCCTTAACGATAAGTAACTACTTATGATAGTTAATGATATATTTATATAAGAAGTTGAACGCTCATTAGAGAACAAAGGAAAAACGCATGACTACTACTGCACTGCAAAATGAAAAAAATCCTTCTGATTACCTTGTTTGCAAGTGGTGCGGAAAATCATTTCACTATTTTAAGTCCCATGTAGCCTATGGTAATTGCGAGGGCATTCCTGAGTCGGTAAAAGATGCCGATCCTGACACCGTACTGAAAATGTACACAACGCAGTTTCCAGATGAACCAACGCTATCGAAAAAGGCACTTGATGCAATTCAAGCTAAACGTGCCGAGCAAAAAAGCGAAATGGCCAAATCTTCTGGTGTGACCAGTAGCCCAGGCTACATAGGCACAGTTGAGTACAAGACAGATCTGGTCGCAGCTCACGAACTGCTAGACGTAACGGTGGAAGAACTCGGAACAAAACGTGGGACGCCGCTCATGGTTAGCGTCAACGTCAATACGCCGTTTCCAGAGTTCGTTCCTGAAGTGAAGAAGGGCTACGTATATGGCGACTTCGAACTGATCAAAGACATTTTCATGATGCTTGAACTTGGCATACCAGGCTATTTGTGGGGACATGCAGGAACAGGCAAATCGTCATTGCCTACACAGCTATGTGCTTTGCTCAATCGTCCGTTGATCCGTGCCCAACATACAGCATCAATGGAAGAAGCTCATGTTACGGGTCAAATTCTGGCGCGTGATGGCTCTACGTATTTCGAGCCAGGCTTGCTTGCGCTCGCAATGAAGCATGGCTGGGTTTACCTCGCGGATGAATACGACTTTGCGTTTCCACAAATTCTTGGCGTGTATCAGCCAGTGCTGGAAGGTGAAGCGTTGGTCATCAAAGAGGCGACACCAGAATGGCGTCGCATTACTCCGCATAAACGGTTTGCTTTTATTGGCACTGGCAACACGAACGGATCTGGTGATGAAACCGGCTTGTACCAGGGTACAAACATCCAGAACGCCGCGAACTTTTCGCGTTTTGGCATCGTTTCGAATGTGAAATACATGAGCAAAGAGGCAGAGATCAACATGTTGATAAATGCCGGCATTGTGGATGAGTACGCTGAAAAGATGGTTAAGTTTGCCGGTATCGTTCGCGATGGTTACGAAGAACACAATATCAGCCAACCGATTGGGCCTCGTGAGCTTTTGTTGTCGGCCAAGATTGGAATGATGCGAGGCGACTTTGTGACAGGTATTGAGCGTTCTTTCATTAACAAACTCCCTTCAGCTTCTGCGCAAGCGGCACGTGAAGTTGTTCAAAAAATATTTGGTTAATCGTGCGTAAAGGATGTTTCGGCTCTCTTATCGCTGCTTCTGAAACTGGTAAGGCTTGTCTGGTGTGTCCAGACAAGCCCGATTGTCACCAATCAGCAAAAGAAGTTGCGATTTCGATGCATGGGAAGTTCGTAGGCTTCCCAAATGACAAAATCAAAAAAACCAGAAAGGTAAAAACACATGAAGGCACTGATGGTTCGAACTGACTTCTCACTTGGGGAGTCGGCTCTAAAAGCAGAAAACGCGGTGAAGATTGCCAGAGAAGCTGGCTACACCGCTGTAATTTCAGCAGATAGCATGAATATTGCGAGTGTTATTCCACTACAACGTGCCGCTGGTGACGACATGGCGGTTATTTGTGGTGTGAAACTAAACATCGTTGATGATCCCACATACGAGCACCGGGCTAAACTTGCTAAAGAATCTAAGGGATGTATGGAATCATTAGAGCGAGGACGTAACTACTCGTTTACCGCTCTAATTAAAAATGAGCAAGGATATCGCGACATCTGCGAACTAATGACGGTGGCCAACACACGAGAACAGTTCTACTTTGTACCGCGTCTCTCGCTCGAACAGTTGGTTTCTACATATGCCAAAGGCAACATCATCCTGCTCACTTCCGACATCGGTAGCGTGTTCCAACGCAACGATTTTGCAAAAATCATAAGCACACTGATTACAGCGGGTGGAAAAGACAACTTCTATAGTGTGGTTTATCCGCACCCTACCCCATTCTACGACCAGATTAACGTCCGGGCGATGAAAGTCGCCAGCGCACTGAAAATAGAGCCAGTAGCGTTCTATCCCGCTTATTACGAATCGATCGACGATGCAGACATTAAAGACATTGCGCACATGGTTACGAACAACATCAAAATCGACCAGCCGCATCGTCTGCGTATCCCCCACCAGCGAGATAACGCCGTCAATGGTCGCCGCCATCTCCTTGAGGCGCTGAAAGCCTTCTCCGTTCGCATGGATGTGCCGGTAACAGCTGCAATGGCCTCAACAACGCAGGATACCATTATCGATGCCTGCACATGGCGCTGGCATGAATTGCCACCAGCACTGCCAAAGATGGCAGACGACGAGCCTGCAACGCTGATGAAACTGGCCGTTGCTGGGCTGCGTAAACGTCTTACCACAAAAGAGTTTGGCTACACACCACCGGCTTCTGAGAACAGGATTTATGTTGAACGGCTTAAGTACGAAATGGACACGCTGACTCGCCTGGGATTTTGTGGTTACTTCCTGATGGTACGCGATCTGATGAATCACAGCCGTGAAACTGGCATTCCTGTCGGGCCTGGTCGTGGTTCCTCTGCCGGTTCTCTGGTGGCGTGGTGCATAGGCATAACCAACGTCGACCCAATCCGTCACGGTCTTCTGTTTGAGCGTTTCATCAACCCTGAGCGTCTCGACTTGCCGGATGCGGACTTGGACTTCAGCCAGGCACGTCGCCATGAGGTGATCGAGTATCTGAATGAACGCTACGGCGAAGATTACGTTGCAGGCATTCCGAACTTCACCTACCTGGGCGCAGCCTCTGCACTACGTGACACCGCTCGTATTTATGGTGTGGAGTCCGCAGATATGGCGGTATCAAAAGAACTGAAGAACGTCGAGGATGATAGCCTTCCATTGGAAGAACTGCGCGAACAACTGGCAAGTCTCGACAAATACGCAACAAAATATCCTGATGCATTCAATGCAGCCTGCAAGTTACAAAGCCTTATGCGTGGCTTTGGTAGACATGCGGCAGGGATGATCGTAGCAGGTGTTCCTCTGACAGAACGCACACCGGTTGAGCGCCGTGGTGACGCGCGTTGTATCGCATTTGACAAGCGTTACTGCGAGGCTATGGGCCTAATTAAGCTGGACGTGCTTGGCCTGGCAACTCTCGATTTGCTCGATAGTGCAAAACGCTACATAAAAGAGAACACAGGTGAAGATATCAATCTTGATGCCATTTCTCTTGAGGATCGCAAGGTGCTGGATGGTTTTGCTGCTGGGTACACTCAAGGTGTTTTCCAGCTTGAATCAGGCCCAATGCGCAAGCTGCTTAAAGATTTAGGTGGTGGAATTGAGCCAATGAGCTTTAAAACGGTTGTTGCTACGACTGCGCTCTTCCGGCCGGGGCCAATTCAGTCAGGCATGTTGGATGATTATGTTTCTGTCGCCAAAGGCTTTATGACGCCGGAATCATTACACCCCGTTCTTGATGAACTTACCGCAGAAACAAATGGCGTGATTCTCTATCAGGAACAGACGATGAACGCGACTCGATTGCTTGCTGGCTTCACAATGGCTGAAGCTGACGGTGTTCGTAAAGCGATCGGCAAAAAAGACATGGAAAAAATGAAGAGCATGGGCGAGAAGTTCATCGTTCAGGCTCAAGCTGGCTGGATAGACGTTGAGCTGGAAGATGGCACTACACAGCGCATTCACCGTGCGGAACATTTTAAATGCGAAGACGGAACTCTGAAAACTGTCGAAGAGGCACTTGAGTACGGCGCAAAACTACCTATAAACGCAGTACGCGTTACAGCGTCACATCCAGGGCTATCAGAGATGAAAGCGAAGGAGATCTGGACCGCATTCGAAAAGAATGGTGCCTACCAGTTCAACAAATCACACTCTGTTGCTTACTCCTTAATCAGTTATCAATCTATGTGGTTGAAAACTCATTATCCCGCAGAGTTTTTCGCTGCTGCTCTCACTATTCTTGGCGAAGATAAACACCAGGGGCTGGTTAAAGATGCGCTGACCTATGGTATTCGCGTATTGCCACCAGACGTTAACGTGTCATCTAACCGAATCGAGATCCGCACGCTTGAAGATGGCAGCCAGGTGCTGTATGCGCCCTTCTCTGCTGTGAAAGGTTGTTCTGAGAATGGCTGCCAGGCCATCATGAGAGCGCGAGAAAAAGTTGGCGGCAAATTCGAGTCACTGGCGCAATTCGAAGAAGCTGTCGAGAAACGTGCCTGTAATAGTCGAGTGCGCGAATCACTGCAAAAAGTAGGGGCGTTTGCATCCATCGAGCCAGGTAGTCTGCCAGCAACTGATCCAGAGCGTCTCCGCGACCAAGCTGAATTGATGGGAAACCTTGTCATAGACGCAGTTAAAGCCTCACGTCCGTTTGAGATGAACCCCAAACGTTCGGCTGAGATTAACGTGCTCATGACACGGATGGCGGCTGAAATGGGATTAGGTGATGAACTAATCCGCCCTAGCATTGGCATTAAGCCGAAAATCATGATCATTCTGGACAATGCAAACGGCAATGATGCTCGAACCGGTTACTTTATGGAGAACGGATACGACGATTTTAAGGCCAAGCTGTTGACGGCTGGGGATTTGCGCATGGGCGATCTCTATGTCACAGGCGTTTGCAAAAAGGTGAAAGACAAAGAAAAGGACTACACCAAAGACGAGATCGGCCAGTTCACCGACTTTATGCGTGAAGAGATCAATCTGGTGCGCCCGACCTATGTGCTGACGTGTGGCAGCCGGGCAACGGCATTGTTTAACAACAAAAACAAGCCATCCGATTTGGTCGGCAGGAAGGAGTACCTTCCAGACCTTGACGTTACTGTCTTTTACGGGTTTAACCCCAACATTCTTTACTTCAGACCTGAAGAGGGAGAACGACTAGAAGCGATATTAGCCGACGTAGCAGAAACCATTAAGACGTGATCCCATAAACATGGCCTCTATGGCCATGTTTTCCCTTATCCCCTCATATCCCCTATCCTCGAACTCCTTGCCTTATCATCACAATGATATAATCAATATAAAATGATAAGTAAAAAGGAAAGCACATGATCACCGATATTTACGAGAAAATAATGTCTGATCTCGAGTTTGACCGAGACAATCTGGAGGAAGTCTGGCGTAGACAACCCCGCCTTTTAATGGAGTATGGCTCAAAACTCGCTCATGCAGAAAGAAGTGTCGCAGAGGCAAAACTTAACCTTGAAGCTGTTGAAGCAAAGCTATACGACACAGAGCGTAAGAACTTGAGTATGAACGGCATTAAGTTCAACGAGTCTGTACTGGACGCTAAGGTTAAAACAAACCCACAGTATCTGTCTAAACGGCAGAAGTTGGATGAAGCACGGCACATCGCAGACATATACAAACATGCTGTCGCCGCCTTTTCGCATCGCCGAGACATGATCGTTCAGGCGTCGAAGATGGCCATCGTTGAGTTAGATCGATTAGGCTCTGAACGCTTTATTACTCCCCGTTGATTTTTGATAGATAATAAGTAAGTACTGATCTATCATTTAACAGCTCGAAAGAGCCACGAATGAACGAAAGCCCAACGCGCATAGCGCCATCGGCCAAATCACAACAAGGAGAAACACATGTCTAAGACATTACTTGATTTGCTTAACAAAACTCGTGAAGACATTGCCGCCAAACGTGGCAAAAACACTGATTTGACCCGCTTAAAAGACGGCATCAACTATATCCGCATCTTCCCTAATAAAGACGACCCGAATGGTAAGTTCTTCCAGACTTTTGGTATGCACTACATTAAGTATCAGAACGAGGAAGGTAAAGAAGCAACCAATGCTTATATTTGTGAGCAACATACTCACGGTCGCGCTTGTCAGCTATGCGAAATGGTGATGGAAGGTCGCGCTCGTCACAAGGGTAACAAAGCAATGGAAGAGCGCATCGGTCAAATGCGTGCAACCCCTCGCTACCTGGTAAACGGCATTCTTTCAACTCGTGAGGATTTCTCCGATGCAGAGAAATGTCAGTTAATCGAACTGCCTTCCACTGTGTTCGATGATATCTGCAAAGCAATCACCGAAGACATCGCTGACGATATCGGCAATCCATTAAGCAAAGAGGAAGGTTACGCATTTCAAATTAAGCGCACAGGCTCTGGTCGCGATACAGAATATGACGTTTCACCAAAACGTAAAGTCTTCAAAGGTGATATCGAAGATAAATTCTGGAACAACCAACATGACCTGATTGCTTATGTGAATCAGGCCGATGAAACTCGCCTTCTTGCGACAGTTCGCACTATGGGTCGTCTGATTGGCATCGCTGCACCAACTGCCACTGCATCGGCACCAGCAATTTCCTCAACAGCGAAAACATCGGCCTCTGCACTGCCTGGATTTGGCTCGATCACTGGTCATACGGAAGGAGCGACGGCTGTAGCAACCGCCCACACTCCAGCTTCTGAACCAACCAGTCTGGTTGATGAAGAAGTCCTGCGAGCAATGGAATCTGAATTTAAATCAGAAACAAGTTCTGCTGCCGCATCAGCCAAAGAGTCTGAAGCAGACGCAACGACATCTGTAGCAGCCGCATCTGCGGCGGAAGATGAAGGTATTGATGACCTGCTGAAAGAACTGGAGTCTCTGTAATCCCATTACGTGACCAGTAAGGCGTCTACGGACGCCTTACTTTTTGGAAGGAATGTACCGGTGAATTATCTCTTCGTAGATGGCAATAGCCTGGGTTATTACCACCAACAATCTGACAAATTGCACAACGGCGAAATGGAAGTACAGGCTGCTTTCGGCTTTGTTAAGAACGTCCGTCGTTATGCCTCCATCCTCCATGCCCGACCTATGATTCTTTGGGATGGATTTAGTGACAAGCGTCGCGACTTTTACCCGGACTACAAAGCAAATCGCGACGACGATCCTGATATGAAAAAGATGAAGGAAGGCTTTGCTGTCCAGAAGCCATACATCCTCAAAATGATGACCGCGCTTGGTGTTAACCAAATCATTGCAAAAGATGCAGAAGCGGATGATCTGGCCGGGCTGCTGGTATCCCGCATGGCACCGCAGCCAACCGTTGAACACATCTATCTGTTAACAGGCGATAGCGACTGGCTTCAGTTAGTTCGCGAAAACGTAAGCTGGGTAAGCCTGCGTGAAGACGCCAAAAACAAGCAGGTTAATTTTGAGCAATTTGCGGAGCTGACAGGATTCGCCACGCCTCGCGCATTTTTGGAAGCAAAAGCATTACAAGGCGATAACTCGGACAACATTAGCGGTGTTGGTGGCATTGGTGCTGGCGGCGCGAAAGAGCTGCTGCATGAATGGGGAAGTGTCGCAACGATGGTACGCGGCATCAACGACGGCTCAATCGTGGTTAATAAAGGGCGTCATAAGACCGCCTTCAACAAACTAGCGAAGAATGCCTTCAACGAGAAAACAGGCTGTCGAATGCTCGAAGCGTTCAAGAGAAACATCACGCTAATGAACCTGATTGAGACGAAGTTTCCGCCTACCGAAATCGAAACAATCAAAGGCAATCGTGACGTGAAAGCATTCGAGCAACTGTGCTACGAGCTGAATTTCCGTTCGTTCCTTGAAGACCTTGAAGTGTTTGTTCTTCCATTCGAAAGGTATTGCTAATGCTTAAATCGATTATTAATGGCGCTACCACCACCCCTACCCAACTGGCAAAAGAGATTGTCTTTTATCACGGTGAGTACGCTGTCATCGCACTGCCGTCAATTCTAGGCGCTGCCGGAATGAAAGCGACAGATCGCGAGTTTGGATTAGTCAGCGAGCAGGTCGTAAAAATCCTCGCTCGTGTATCCAAACACCTTAACCACGATGCGATTGTATTCGACGAATCCGCCGCTTTAAAACGAATCAACAAAACAAAAGGAGCCTGATCATGGCAAAAGGAAAATCCGCACTGGCACTTGCTCTGAAAAAGAAAATCGGTAGCAACGACGAAATTCAGAAAGTAACCCATTGGATTGACACAGGCTTTCCTCCGTTAAACAAAGCTATTTCAGGTCGTTACGATGGCGGTTTCCCATGTGGTCGTATCGTAGAAGTATTCGGGCCGCCAAGCGCGGGGAAAACCTTTTTGGCAACAGCAGCAATGATCTCCGCTCAGAAACAAGATGGTCTGGCGGTATTCCTCGATCATGAGAACAGTTTTGACGTTGGCCTGGCGGTAGCCAATGGCCTGAATGCAGATGAGGATGACGGCCAGTGGGTATACAAGCAGCCTGATACCTTCGAAGACTCTGTAGAGTTGATCGGCACAATACTTAAATTGGTACGTGATGAAGAGCTTATCCCTGAATCAGCACCTATCTGTATCGTGGCTGACTCACTTGCGTCTATGGTTCCGAACTCCAAAGCCGAGAAGTTCGAAAAGATGGCTGAAGGCACTGCCAAAGACAAAGATCAGCTAAACATGAACGACAATACGGCGCTTGCTCGTGCGACGAGCGCGAACTTCCCCACTCTGGCTTTGTGGGCACGCAAATATAACGCCTGCATCATCTTCTTGAATCAGGTTCGCACAAAAATCGGTGTAATGTTTGGCGACCCTACGACGTCACCAGGCGGCGATTCACCGAAGTTTTACGCTTCTGTGCGCATCCGTCTCGGTGCATCGGTGATGAAGGATGGTAAAGAGAAGATCGGTCAGGACGTAGGCGCAGAGTGCATCAAAAACAAAGTTGCACCACCGTATGGCAAATGCACCTGGAAATTCTACTTCGATCCTACTCGTGGCCTCGACGTTATCGAATCGCTCGTCGAGTACATGCTGGATGAAGGATACCTGCCAAAGAACGCCAGCGGGCGCGTAGAAATTGGTGACAAGAAATACACCAAATCACAGATCGTCGAGATGTATCGGGAGAAGCCACTAGCTGAAATCATTGCGGCTTTACAGGCAATCGACGACCGGAGATCAAAAGACAATCCCACCGAGTCAGTAGAAGAGTAAACACAAGGCGTCCACAGGACGCCTTTTTTATCTCTTGAAAATATATAAGTACTTACTTATCATTTTCGCATAACAACCACATAGGAAAACACATGATCAAAATCTATCTATTGGCAGTAGCCACAGGCCTTTCAGTGGCTCTCATCTACGGATTACTGGTTCCGTCGCTGATTTCTGCAAAGAGTGATTTGGCCGTCATGCTTGGAGTTCTCGTTGGTTTTGGTACTCCTGTAATCGGTCTTATTGCTGGTCGTAAGTTTATTAACTCATTAATCAAAGCAAAGGGGAAATAAGTAATGAAGAAAGGTTTACTTGCAGTTGCTCTGGCGGCTATTTGCACAATGGGTCTTACTGGCTGTGATCGCGTAGAGCCTGGATACGTTGGCATCAAAGTAAACAAATTAGGTGAAGACAAAGGGATTGGTGAAGTGGTTGGCGTTGGTCGCCAATGGACAGGTCTTAACACCGAACTTTACGTATTCCCGACCTTCAAACAAATGAAGACCTACGACGAGCCGTTCACATTCCAGATGAGTGACGGTACTGCTATTGGTCACAAAATTGGCGTTGCGTATCTGGTTAATCGTGACAAGGTAACGACGGTGTTCCAGACCTATCGCAAAGGCGTAGACGATATCACCGAATCAGATCTGCGTCAGAAAATTGCCGACTCTCTAAACCGTTTGGCCAGCCGTATGACCACTGACTCATTTATCGACGGTGGTAAGGCACAATTGCTGGACAACGCACTGAAAGATATTCAGAAAGAGATGTCTCCGGTTGGTATTGAGGTACTGAGCCTGTCATGGGTTGGAAAGCCTGATTACCCAAAAACCGTCATTGAATCTATCAACGCCAAAGTAACGGCTAACCAGCGTACTCTGCAACGTCAGCAGGAAGTTGAACAACGTAAAGCTGAGGCGAATATGCTACGTGAACAGGCTAATGGTGAAGCTGATGCTATCCGTGCTCGTGCGCAAGCAGAAGCAGACGCCATTCGTCTGCGCGGTGAAGCTCTGCGTCAAAACCCGAACGTTATGGAGCTGGAAGCCATCAATAAATGGAATGGCCAGTTACCGCAGTACATGACTCAAGGGGCTAACACTCCTTTCATTACAGTGAAATAACTCTCTTTGAGAAGATCAGGCGTCCAGTTGGACGCCGTTTTATTCTCGTTATTATCACACACAAGAAAACAATTTGTTAAAAGGTTAAGTTAATTATGCCCAACCACATTACAAACGAAATCCGAGTCATAGGTGGTACAAATAAACAACGCTTAGATTTCATACGTGCCATAACTAACAAAAAAGGTCTAATTGACTTTAATACCATTTGCAGACGTCCGAAAAGTATAGAAATGGAAGAAAACAATCATATCAGGCGCATGGCCTCTGCAATGGCGGGCGAAACAGTTTACGACTACATGTTCGGTGAATTAAAGACTCCAGAGCAGGTCGAATTAGCTATGCGTGAATCAGGAATGACACGCAAGGAAATTCGCAAAATCAAAGAGCAGGCTCTTATGCGGCTTGAGAATTATCGTCGCTATGGCTATTACTCGTGGTTTGACTGGTCGCGAGCTAATTGGGGAACAAAATGGAATGCCTACAACATCGAAATGCCCGTAAAACGTATCCCTACACGTATTAAGTACGGCCATAATTTCCGCCATACACACGTTCGAGCATATGCAAAACGAATCTATAAAAAACGTCTTGCAAGACATGCCGCAACTGGTGGTGAGTTGGTGATTCGCTTTGAAACAGCCTGGTCTATGCCAAAACCAATTTATCAAGCGATGGCTAGAAAGTTCCCGCACCTTGAGTTTGTAATACGTTATGCAGACGAAGACTTCGGCAATAACTGCGGATTCATTTTACTTCGCAACGGCAAATGGGAATATGACTACATTGCACCGGCGAATAACGAACAATCGTCAGAAGAAAAAATCAAATGGCGCAAGTTCGCCTTTGAGTTATGTTGTCCGGGTATTACTCCACAAGAATACGGTCTAAATGAAGAATACGAATACGCCGGATATTAAAGAATTGTCATTTGGCTTTACGCACGAAGCATAGTGGTTAAGAAGATGAAAAGAAAAATTGAAGAACCAAAAACGACACTTAATAAACATGGGGAAAAAATTCAAACACACCCAGCGTTCGGTCTTGTGAAAACAAGCCGTGTTAACACGACTGGCATTCGCCTATTTGATTCAGAACTGGAACATAGAGACTATATTGAAATAGGCGTTTACGAGGCTGAACTGTCCTTAGACAATGAACGAACCCGGCCACAAAGGAGTAGCAATAGACGGCCTTTAGTTGAAATTAGACTTAGCCAGGCACAATGGGCTGCTATGGTTAGCAGTTTTGGCGTGGGCGAAGGTGTGCCATGTACTATTTCATATAAAACCATTGGCGACTCAATTAGAGTTCATGATATTGCCGAGCAAAAAAGTATTCGGCAAAAATTCAACGATCAAATAAAGGCAGCTACGAATAGTGAGATTGATCGACTTAATCAGCAAGTTTCAGAGCTAGGTGAGCTTGTGAAAAAAGGAAGAGCTGGAAAACGTGACCTTGAAGAACTATATAGAAAACTTGCATCTGCTGTAGCTAACCTTCCTGAAAATCTGTGCTTTGCTACCGAATTAATGCAGGAGCAAATGGATGAAATTGTCTCATCTGGAAAGGCGGAGATTGAGGCGTATGTTGCAGGCACTGTTATGCGTAAAGGGTTAGCAGCATTAGGCACAGAATCATGCATTAACGATGATCCTACTGTCTCTATCACCAAAATGGAAAGCGGTAAAGAATTACTGCCATAAATGTATCTGAGGTACTGACAATGCTTTTAATTCAACCTGGGTTCGGTTTAAAGATAAAAAAAGGACATATGTTCGGTTTCAAAGAATCGAAACGAAAAATTCTGTCCATTAGATTGCCGTTTATCACCATTCATTGGTTAAACAGAGAGTCAACCGATTATTGGTATAAATGTGCTCTGGCCGCATTTAACGACCCTGACTGGTTTATAGAAAACCACCATGCTGTTCGTCAGGCAAAGAGAAAAGCTAATACGACATACATGAAGGCGTATCGGAAGGCATGGAAAGAACACCGCGATCGATACCAAAAAGACATGGAGAAACTTGAATTGGAAAATATGGATCTAAGAAGGAAGCTCGGTGAAGCACGGCGAGATATTGAAGCATATAAACGTCTTGTATCGGAGTGAATATATCTTTGCTTTATTTTTTTCAAAGGTGATTATTTTCCTATTTATAAGGAGAAGTAAAACATGGCAGCAATTAAGAAACTCTACGATGCCGCAAACGCGGCTCTGGATGTTATTGATGATGAAGTATCAAAAGGCTTTCCTGAACCTGATTGGGCGCATCAGCTACGAAACGCTATCGCCGAAATGAATCCACCAAATCCGACAACCGACGAGACAGACTGGCAGCGATTTATCCGTATGTACGCTCAGGAAATAGGTCCAACGCCAACGGCAGAGCAAGCAATGCTGCTGAAATACTTCAAAGAGGCGGGAGAGGATTTACCAATTGATGACTCAGCATATTGGTTCCACTGCGCATGGCGTAAGTATGACGTGATATTCACGCAAGGTATGGGAAGCAAAGATATGGTTGTGTGGCATCTACTCCATATAGACACAGCCGTTGACAGAGTTATTGAACAGTTTTTCCCTAAACAAGAAGATTGATCGCCTATTCGTAACTAACAAAATAAGTAAACACTAACCACAAAAGGAAAAACACATGAGAGTTTTAGTTCGAATCGTTACCAGCACTGTCTATGACGTGTTTCCGCTTTTTATGGTCAAAGCCGATGGCCTTAACGACGAAGAAACTGACGCGCTGATCCAGCGTATTCTCGTTGAATATACAGGTCATGACGCTGATTCAGTGATGGTTGATGATGATGGTGTTTGTTGGCATAACGGCAACTGTTGGTACGTAGAAGAGACTCAACAAATCAGTGATGAAGATGCCGCACATCTTGAGCGTATTTTAAGCATCAGCACTTTTGAGTGAGTTTACAGTAAAATTTATATAAGTTAGTATCTACCTATCATGAAGATTTTTATTGAATACTTGTTACTCATCGTGTCAGTAGCTTTTGTCATCGACTGCATTTTCACTGGTGTCATTCGTAAAGTCTTTTCCCCGGTGAACGACGTAGTAATAAACGCTTTGGCTATCGTGCTCGTATTTAATTCAGCATTTGATGTAATCAAAGAGGTGGCAGCATGAAGGCCATCCCATTCGCGCTGTTGTTCCTTTCTTCGATCGTTGTGGCCGACACCACTGTTTATCAGTGTGAAATGTCTGTAGCCGACGTTAAGAATGGCGCTCTTACCGACGTCATAAAAGCACCATATGGAGCGATGGTCGTAGACAGCGGCGACCAGTTCTATGTTGTGCGTGACGATCGAGTGTTGTCATCCCCATATCTCACAAACCGTAATGGCAAATTAACCGGCGTCGGAGAAGACCACTTCGTATACAACAAATACAAGGGCTTCTATGGCGTTCACGCTTCTCAGCAAAGCTACCTTTTCGATGACTGCAAGGAGGTTGGATAATGGCATTAACACTGGCAGGTCTGGAAATCGAGAAAACAAGCGGCTACTGGCGTGCTAAGGGTTTCAAGCAGCCTGGCATTCTTGAGCGTCTGGAACGTGAAGATGGGTATATCGTCCACCAGCGGCGTGAATGGCGTATGTACGATCCAGAAACAGGAAAACTGACTACAAAAGCCGGAACACTTTGGGGTCTGTTAAAGAAAATACACTAAATACAAACTGACTGCGGCACGTTCCGCAGTCATATTTCATAGTCGTCACCGCTGACAGCATACACAATCAACTACCGCTGATAGCATATCGAGAGTCTATCTCACCGCTCACAGCATACTTTACTCGATTTTTTTACCGCTGACAGCATACTTAAGACATTGCATGAATAATGTGTACCGGTATGGGTATAACCAGAACAAAATTACCGCTGGCAGCATACGAAGGTCTGACATATACCATTAATTACCGCTGATAGCATATCCAAACAAAAATTCCTCAATAAAACACCGCTGACAGCATACGTTCTATCAGGGAGCAGCAGGCAATAAATGCCTTTCACTACAAGCAATCAGCGCAATAGCAATAGAATGTTAGTGAGCGCAAACCTATATGGAATGCACTCTTCGAGGTTAGTAACCACTGGGGAGGTATGACAGAGCATTGAGTGGTGATAGATGATTTACCGCTCACAGCATACGTTCATCTCACTATACCGCTGGTAGCATATCTTTAACCGTTCACAGCATACTTTTCAGAAAAATAGCCGCTGATAGCATACATTTCACCGCTGACAACATATCAAAGCAGTTTGAGACTATTGGAAAGGATCTCAATCATCTTGATATTTTCAGGCGTCAAATTCTGCGAAAGTTCGGTTATCTTGTTGATAATGTTCTGTTTGGCATCAATTTCCCCAGCTTTCTCATCTGGTTTTTTGGGTTCGATGTCTTCAGGTTTTGGCGGTGCGACTTTAAGTTTTGGATTGCGGCTGTGAATCTGGATATAGATCGACCGCCCTCGCTTAATCTCGCTGTATTCGAGATAGCCCAAATCTTGGAGAGCTTTTAAGCCGTTACGTATAGTCTGATTCTGCGAGCTGACATTCCTGCTGCTCAAATTTAGTCGCGCACGCAATCGAGCAAGCGATACCGGCGCAGGCTTGGTTGGAAGACTTTCGATGAAGGTGTACAGAGCCTGTGCTGTTTCTTTGCGTGGTAGCTTATTGATGACCTTTAACTGCAAAAGAACCTTATGATCAAAGCGATATAGTTCGGCCAGCTTCGGTTCTGCATAGAACACCACCGTATCTTTCTGCTCGTTGTAGTCCACACTATTGATTAGGTGCACCATCAGAAGCGAGATCTTGTTAGAGCCGTCGACGTTCTTTTCTTCATACGTTCTCTGGAAAGACAGAGTTGTACGCATGATCTTCAAAAGACTGTTTGTAAGCCGGTCGCGGAGTGTTTTGCGGATCTGTGACGATGGATAGCCACAAAACTTCGCAAATTTCGTGATGCTTAACTCGACACGACCGTTAGGTTCGCCGTATTCTGCCAGCGAACGCACAACGCCCACCCACGTTTTGAAATCATGATCCATGTCGAGACGAGGACCGGTTATCTTGATATCGGAATAGCCTTCAGAACGGGCTACTTCGAGCTGAACAAGCTCCTTTGAAGCATCGATCTCATTTGGCTTGTTACGCTTGCTGTATTTTGTCCCCTTGAGCGTGGGCACGAACAACCCCAGCCGCATCAACGCAATTGGTTGGACTGTATTGTTGCTATTAGGGACAAGTTCCCCTGTGTACAATTCAAGGGAACCTTCTTCAAAGTTGTCGAGATTATCTTCTACTTCTTTGTTATTTTTACCTTTTTTATTTTTTGTGGACATGTGGACACCTTTGTCATTCAACCGCTGACAGCATACTTGATTTGCCGCTGGCAGCATACCAAAAACAGTTGGCAGCATACGGCGAACCGTTGACAGACTATCAATTACCGCTGGCAGCATACATGAACATGGCTTCAGACCAGTCGTGGCGCGGCTTACAGCGATCGGGGATCTTATTTGATCTATACAAGGATCTATCTATGGATCTCTTTATTAGGATCTATCCTGTGGATATGTGAATAATTAAAACAGGCATTTACTACCTTCGGCGCACCTAGTGAGTTATCGTTGCCTCGGCTAACAATCACAGAAAAATGACATATGGATCTAAAACGCACGCGCTGGGTTCGTCGTCTTGAAGACGGCTCCTACACTATCGAATCAAATTCCAACCTGAATAAGCAGAAGTTGCTTTGTGACATCTGCGGTATAGCGGCGAAGTGCCCGATCTACGAAACCAGAATTAAACTTGATAAGGCTGGTGTGAATTTTCATTTAAACAGTTGCATCAGGTACGTTCCATTGCTCGCATTTCGTAAACCGATCATCGGATTGGATGCCCCCTACTTCAACACACTCCGTTCAGGTGTGACGTGGCGAGATCGTTTATCACCAGACAAGCTGATTTGCCTTGTATCCGCAGACACAGGGAAAATCATCCGTTTTGGGAAAGTAGACAAGGTTTACTCAGGTCCAGTAGACGAAATGTTGCGGAAACACAGCCGGTTTAATCATCTCTGTATGGGTGGTGAGAAAATCGAAAAGGTGGAAGAAGTGATCCGTAAATCCTACGGACACTTCCTGACCAAAGATAGCCTGCTCACCGCAATCTACATCAGACATGTAAAACGTGAGTTCGACCTCGAATACCACAGTGAAGAAGAGCTTAACCTTGTTGACCCACGTCCAAAAGCTGGCGTCATAAGCATAAACGCAGCGCGTAAAAAGCCCACTGACGCGCTGTAACCCTCCAGATCGCATATTGGCGTAGATAAAATCTACGCCTCCTCAAAATAGCTCTCATAGCGTTCTACAGTGATCCTGTCTTATTTTTAGTCATACAGACAAGCAAAATTGCGCCACAATAAATAGGTATATACTTACTTATAAATTTTGTATATTAAGACGCTCGTTTCATTTCTAACATACCGTTATGCATAGTTGTTTACCTTCTAATTGCTCTTAAAATTTGTATCAAAATAACCACAAAGGAAAAACACATGACTTTGCCATACGGCGTCATTTCTGACTGCCACTACCACAAATGGGATGCGTTCTCCACGACGAACGCTGAGGGGCTTAACTCCAGACTTGAAATACAGTTGGAAGCAACGAAAGAAGCAGCCATCGCCATGAAGAAGGCCGGTTGTAAGTACATGTTGGTTGCCGGTGATACATTTCACGTCCGAGGAACTGTGTCCCCTTCTGTTTTGCATTACGTAACTGAAACGTACAAGTGGATTATCAACGAGCTTGATCTGACAGTAGTAATGCTGGCCGGTAATCACGATCTTGAAACCAACGATTCAGTATATAGCGCCAACGCAGCAGCATCGCTGAGTTCTATCGGCGTGGTAATCGTATGTGGCAAGCGCCCACACTCAATAAAAATTGGTGATGTGACTGTCCACCTGATTAGCTGGCGTAACAATCATGCGGAGCTTATCAGCGATCTGAAAGCATTACGTAAGAGCGTAGAAGGTGATAATCATGACGTTGTTATCCATACATCCATTAACAAAGCCATTCCAACAATGCCTGACGTCGGTATCGATGCGCAGGAGTTAAAGGATATCGGCTTTCGTCTCGTGCTTAGTGGGCATTACCACAACCACAAAGAGGTCATTCCTGGAGTTATCAGTGTCGGTGCGCTGACCCATCAAAATTGGGGAGATGTTGGATCTCTGGCTGGTTACATGATCGTAAACCCGGACGGCAGTTTCAGTCACTACGAAACCAGTGCGCCTAAATTCATTAACCTGGAAGATTATGTTGCCGATGACCAAATTCGCGGCAACTACGTGCGTTTCCGCGCCGTAATCGAGAACGATGAAGAAGGCATTAAGTACCAGAACATCCTTAAAACAATGGGTGCAAAAGGTGTTGTGTGCAACTTCATCCGTAAGTCATCAATGATGGAAGGGACAGCAAGCACAACGGAAACCAGCAAAATCGATAGCCTGGGAGAGTCGGTATCTGCTTATTGCAAGATTGTCCATGATACTGACGGCGGATTTGATCTGAGCAAGTTGGATATTTTGTGTCAGGAAATCCTCACCGAAGCGGAGAGTTCGGAGGCTGTGTGAGGCAAAGTCGTTATGGGAGCTTTCGAGACTTTGCCATCACGATGAAAAGACTTGAACGAGGCCAGACGGTGATGTTTCACAAGCCCTACCCGCCACAAGGAAATCCCGTAGCGTTTTATCTTGGAAGGTTAACAAGAAAAGGCGTATTGAGACGCAGATCCTTCCCGGCGCATACGGAGTTCAGATTGAAAGAAGGTCAAAAGCTAACACACGGTATCAAAGGTGTTATATGAAGTTTTTAAAGCTCCAGGTTGAGAATTTTATGGCTATCGCCAGCGCGGAGGTCGAGTTAGATCAGCGTGGTTTAGTGCTCATTCAGGGTGTTAATAGTGATGATAGTTCCGCATCAAGTAATGGCTCTGGAAAGTCAACTCTAATGAATAGCCTGATGTGGTGTCTTTATGGCGAAACAGCTCATGGTGTGAAGGGTGACGATGTGTTGTCTACCGACCATGAAAAGAACTGTCGTGTTGCAGTAACCATCGAGGATGAAGGCAAGAGATATGCGATCATTCGTCACCGTAAACACAAAGAGTTCAAAAATCGTCTTATCGTTCGTGGTGAAGATGGCGATATGACGAAAGGCAAAGATGCGCTGACGCAGGAGTTCGTCGAGCGTCTGATCGGTGCATCTAAAGAGGTTTTCATGGCTTCCATCTATGCGAGCCAAGAAGCTATGCCAGATTTACCTGGAATGTCCGACAAAAACCTCAAAACCATCGTAGAAGAAGCCGCTGGCGTTGACAGACTGACACGCGCCTACGCTATTGCTCGTGAGCGAGCTAATGCAGCTGCCGCACGTATGGATGTGGTTAAAACCAAATTGGAGTCGACAATCTCGACCATTGAGGCAACACAGTCAGAAATTGAGTCCGCGAAAGCCTCCTCTGAATCATGGGAACAAGAGCGTTCTAAACGTTATGACGATGCCCTGGCTGGGCTGGCCAGTGCCGAAGTTGAGTTAACGGAAGTTGAACTTGAGATCCGCACTCTTCCCGAACAGATCCGTGATACCGAGCAGGCAATCGAAAGTGAGCGCAAAAAATTGGCCTCAAAAGAAGAGCATGACGCCAAGTTGCTCAAAGTGCGTGGTGCGATAACTGATATTCGGGCAAGCATCAAAGCTACAGAAAATAGTCAGGCTGATGCAATGAGCCGCGCGCGCAATTTTAAGACCAAAGCAGAAGAGGTTGGTACTAAAGTAGGATCACCATGCCCTACTTGTGGCAAAGCCTACTGCGAAGAAGATCTATCAACGGTGAAGGAGAATTTCATTGAACAAGCACGTCAGGAAATTGGTCAGGCGAAGACACTTGCAGAGGCAATGGCTAAACACAAAACGAATCTTGAGAAGGCGTTAAGCATTGAGTCTGCCCTTGTTAAAACAACACCTGATGTAACGGCTATCATTGCCCGGATTGAAGAGCTTACTAAACAACTCTCATCTTTGCGTCATCGTGAGAAGGAGGTTGTTGCTATTGAGTCTCTTGTGACTCGTGCTCGTACTGAGGTCGATCGTATATCAAAAGAGATTAATCCGTTTATTGCTCTTATCGCCAGACACGAAGATAACCTGGTATCCAGTAAGTCTACCTTCAAGTCCTTAAAAGATGAGTTGAAGGCTATTCAGGAACAAACGTTGCTATTGGAAAAAGCTCGTCAGGTCTACTCTCCTGCCGGGGTGCGTTCTCATATTTTGACGTCTGTTACGCCTTTCCTGAATACACGTACAGCTGAGTATCTCAATACGTTGTCTGACGGGAATATTACTGCTGAGTGGTCGACGATGGATGTCACTAAAAAAGGTGAGTATCGCGACAAATTCAACATTAGTGTGCAGAAGAAAGGTTCAAGTAAGTCGTTCCAGACCCTCTCTGGTGGTGAGAAGCGGAAGGTTCGCATTGCGTGTTCTTTGGCATTGCAGGATCTGGTTAGTAACCGGGCGAGTAAAAACATCGATTTGTTTATCGGCGACGAAATTGACGATGCACTCGATACAGCCGGTCTTGAACGCCTCATGGGTATTCTGGAGTCCAAAGCTCGCGAGCGAGGTACTGTGCTGATTATCTCCCATAAAGAGATGAAGTCATGGTTCCGGGAAACTATTACGCTGGAAGTTAAAGAGGGGCGCAGCTATGTCGTTTAAATTAAGCCGCTCGCAGTTTTTGCAGGTATTTGCAGTGATGCAGTCGATAAAACTGATCAATGGGCATACTTCCAATAGTGCGGCTCCACGTATTCTGTGGGGCAGCAATAATATTGACAAAGCACAATTCGCCCCGTTGCTTGGTCTAATATCCGAGACACCATTGATGCAAAGTTTGGAATCACTACCGTCTGGATGTATTGCGCCGATCTTGATTAATCCTTTTGTTGAGGGGGGATATCTTCCCAACGTCGGACCTGGGTTTATCGCAACCCATGAAACTGAAGATCTTAACATTAATAGCGAAGGGTTCTTTGGGGCAATGGATGCGCATCTCTGTATGGCTTTCACGAACCTTATTCGACTTGCCAATAAGCGGGCGGATAGTTTGGCATCGCCAGGTGATGCTTTTACTGGTTTCCTTATCCAAAGGAGGGATAAAAAGTACAGTGCGGACAAACTACAGTTTGTTGGTAAGTATGGAGAAATGGTAGAAATCGAACTTCAGCTCCCTCATGTTTTAGCAAACGATAGTGCAGACAGTCGGAGGCTGTTGGGCATCATGCGTCATTTCATAGCAAGTGGCGTTAAACATGCCGTAGATAAACGTGTCACGCAGGAAAATGAGTATTCAGACTTTGCAAGCTATCCCCAACCAACGTTGCAAACGGCAATAGTAGCCAATTCGTTGGAGGCGAGATTATTGGAAAACCCTATATGGGGAACATGGTAAGGAGACTATATGAGTAAAAAAATCAGCGTAGTTGGTGTTGATCCCTCAATGAGCAACTTTGGGCTTGCTGTGGGCACTTTAGACCTTGAAACGGACGAACTTGAGATTCACGGCCTTACTCTTGTTGAGACTAAAGCGGGGAGTAACAAAAAGACAGTTCGTGTGAACAGTGACGATCTGCGCCGTGCCAGTGAAATATGGCGTGTTGCGAAGCCAATCATTGATAAGGCAAATATGGTTTTTTGTGAGCTACCGGTTGGGAGCCAAAACTCTCGTTCGCAGACGTCTTACGGTATTTGTATCGGTGTACTTGCGTGTGTGGATAAGCCATTGATCCAGGTCACTCCAAACGAAATCAAGCATTTTGTTGGCAATAAACTTACTACATCGAAAGAAGAGATTATCCAGTGGGCTACGAAAAAACACCCTAAAGCACCGTGGCTGCGTCGTAAGCAATCTGGACAGGATGTTCTCGTGAACAAAAACGAACATTTGGCTGATGCGGTGGCTGCCATCCATACCGGTATGCAAACAGATCAGTTCCGCCAGGTGCGCGATGTTCTTAAGTCTCTCATTTGATCTCATTGATAGGTAAGTGCTTATCTATTAACATGGGCCACTATATTTAGTGGCCCTCTTTATTTGGTGATACATGATAAGCATCGTAAAACGTAACGGCCAAACAGAGCCGTTATCCGAAGAAAAATACAACCGCGTCGTAATGTATGGCGTAGAAGGCATTCGTGGTGTAAGCGCATCCGCTGTAGCAATGGGAGCTGCGGCCAGCATTTTTGATGGGATTACCACCAGCCAGTTGCATGAGGCTTTGGTTAAATCTGCCGCTGATTTGATCTCACCAGATGCACCAAATTACTCGCAGGTGGCTGCCCGCCTGAACATTTTTAAAATCCGCAAAGATGCCTTCGGTTGTTACGACTATCCGAACTTCTACCAACACATTGTCAAGAACGTTAACAAGGGCGTTTATGACAAGGATTTGCTGACACATTATTCATTTGAAGAGATCGAAGAACTCGGCAATTACATTAAGCCTAAACGTGACGATCTTTTTGGCTATGCGGCTACGGTGCAATTGCAAAGCAAATACCTCGTTCAAAACCGTGTTACTGGTGAGATTCATGAGGGGCCGCAACATATCTATATGCTGGTAGGCATGTGTCTGTTCCAGAATTGGGAAGACGATTGCGCTGGCAAAACACGTATGGAGATGGTCAAAGGTTTCTATGACGTTACAAGTACGTTCAAACTGTCTCTGCCCACACCAATCATGGCCGGCGTCCGTACTCCAACCCGTCAGTTCTCCAGTTGTGTGCTGATTGAGTCTGGCGATAGTCTGAAAGGGATTAGTGCAGCTTCAGCCGCAATTATCGACTACGTTTCACGTCGTGCTGGAATTGGTATTGGTTTTGGCCGTATCCGTGCGCTGGGCAGTGAGATCCGCAATGGTGAAGCCACCCATACCGGAGTTATTCCATTCCTGAAGCATTTCCAGACTGCTGTTAAATCTTGCTCGCAAGGTGGTGTCCGTGGTGGCGCAGCAACAGCGTTTTACCCGATTTGGCATCTTGAAGTTGAAAGTCTGCTGGTGGTGAAAAATAACCGTGGTATCGATGAAAACCGCGTTCGCCATCTTGATTACGGTGTCATGAGTAACCGTCTGATGTACCGTCGACTCGTCAGAAGCGAGAACATCACTCTGTTCAGCCCGCATGATGTGCCTGATATGTACGAAGCCTTCTTCACAGACCAGGATCTGTTTGAAAAGCTGTACCATAAATACGAAGCCGATGATTCAATTCGCAAGAAGTCAGTGCCTGCCATTGAGTTGTTCTCATCTCTGATGCAGGAACGAGCGTCCACGGGCCGAATTTATATTGCGAACGTCGATCATATTAACGAGCATGGCGCTTTCATTCCTGCTCTTGCACCTGTCCGCCAGTCAAACCTGTGTATGGAGATCACCCTACCCACCCGTCCACTGGCATTTACCGACGACCCTAACGGTGAGATCGCGCTTTGCACTTTATCCGCTTTTAACCTCGGAGCCATCCGTTCACTGGAGTCTCTTAAAGAGGTGGCGTTCTATGCCGTCGCTGCACTGGATTCGTTACTGGATTATCAAGACTATCCGATGGAGGCAGCCGAAGTGCCTGCCAAAGCTCGTCGTAGCCTGGGAATCGGTGTAACCAACTTTGCTTATTACCTGGCAAAGAATGGCGTTCGTTATTCTGATACCGCTGGCAATAAACTGGTGCATGAAACGTTCGAAGCTATCCAGTATTACCTTCTCGATGCCAGCTGCCAACTTGCTGAAGCTAAAGGTGAGTGTGACTGGTTTGAGCAGACCAAGTACGCAATTGGTCAGTTGCCGATCGACCATTACCGTTCTTCATTAGACGAAAGTGGCGAAACCAACTTTGAGTTAAAGATGCCGTGGGAAGAACTGCGTGAACGTATTGCAAAATACGGTCTTCGCAACTCCACACTGACGGCACAAATGCCATGCGAGACTTCCAGCCAGATCACTAATTCCACCAACGGCATCGAACCGCCTCGTGGACCGGTGTCGGTGAAATCTTCTAAGGACGGCATCGTTAAGATGGTCGTGCCTGAGTTTGAAAAACTGAAGGAACAGTATGAATACCTGTGGGATATGCCGGACAACCGCGGCTATCTGACAAAGGTGGCGATCATCCAGAAGTTCTTTGACCAGGCTATTTCAGCCAATACCAACTATGACCCTTCTCGCTTTGAAGGCGATAAAGTCCCAATGATGACGCTACTGTCAGATTTGCTTCTCGCCTACAAGATGGGAGTTAAAACGCTTTACTACCACAACACCAGAGATGGGGCAGGAAAGCGTGATGACGACGAACCGAAGAATCCACTTACGCAAGCTGTAGCCGTCGAGCCAGAAGATGAGTGCGACGGAGCCTGCAAAATCTGACATATGGTGGGGTGTATCCCCACCTTCTCTTTGATTTGTAAGCCTTGTTTAAACAAATAAGATAACAACTTGTTTAAACACATCAAAAAGCAAAAGGAAAAACACATGTCATATTCAACGTTCCGTTTGGGTGCTAATGATGCAACCAAAGAGCCTATGTTCCTCGGACAATCTGTCAACGTGGCACGTTACGATCAGCAAAAATACCGTGATTTTGAAAAGTTGATTGAACGTCAATTGTCTTTCTTCTGGCGGCCGGAAGAAGTTGATATTTCGAGCGATCGTATCGACTTCAACACGAAGCTGCGGGACCACGAACGTCACATTTTTCTGAGCAATCTCCGTTATCAAACGTTACTCGATTCAGTTCAGGGACGTAGCCCAAATGCAACGTTGCTGCCGCTTATCTCTATTCCTGAACTGGAAACGTGGGTTGAAACATGGTCTTTCTCTGAGACTATCCATAGCCGCAGCTACACCCACATTATTCGTGGCATGGTGGACGATCCGAGTATTGTTTTTGACGGTATTGTTACGGATGAAGAAATCATCAACCGAGCGATCAGTATCTCTGCTGAATATGACAGGCTTTATGGGATGACCTGCGAGCGCCAGTCGTTAGGTGAGAAGGAGTTTGAACGTCTGTACGTAAATGAATATGGCTGGGAGCCATACCCTTTGCACCGTCAGCTTTTCCGCACGTTGGTGTCCATTAATGCGCTTGAGGCGATCCGTTTCTATGTAAGTTTTGCATGTACGTTTGCCTTTGGCGAACGGAAGTTGCTTGAGGGTAACACCAAAATTATGCGCTTTATTGCCCGTGATGAAGCTCTGCATTGCGAAGGAACTGAACGCATGATCCGCTTCATGCGTACCGGTCGCGAAGGTTTATTGTGGAAAGAGATTGCTGCTGATGAAGAAAACGTCATTTACGACACCATGAAATCAGTCGCCGAACAAGAAATGAACTGGGCAGACTATCTCTTCAAAGACGGTTCGATGATTGGTTTAAACGCGGATATTCTCAAAACCTATGTAAAATACCGCACCAATCTGGCTATGAATCGTCTTGGCCTGAAGGCTTTATTTCCAGAGGTTACCACCGATCCGCTGGTCTGGATGAACAAGTGGTTGTTAACCGACACACTGCAAATTGCACCACAAGAGGCAGAGCAAAGCACATATCTGGTAGGTCAGATCGATTCTACCGTGGATAAGGCTTCTCTAAGCCAGTTTGCTGACCTGTAAACCGATACAAAGCATTATGTGGCCTGGCAACGCTGGGCCACAATGGATCACAAGAATTAAGAAGGAACAAAACTAGCATGAACTTTACCAAACTGACTGACCACCTGAAACTTGCCACCGATCGACTCATTGGATTTAAGCCAGAACCATATGAGTTGCATGAAGGTCATGGTGTAGCTACTGAAAGTATTTACAAGATGGTCGATCAGTTTCATGAACTCTTCCAGCATCCGAGACGCGTTATGCCGACACCAGAGCTGCTTCGTCTCCGTGCAAGCCTGATTCATGAAGAAGCTGTAGTGGAAGGTATTCCAGCCGCAATGAATGGGGATATTGAGCAACTGCTGGATGCAATGGCCGACTTTTTATACGTTGGTGTTGGTACGATGGTCGCCATCAAAGGTGGTATTTCTACCGGCATGACCTATTACACGCAGGAACAGAGCATTGATCGCTTTATGCAGACAATTTTTGTGCCTGGTAACACTGTTTTCGATGATATGGCAATGCCATTTCAGGAAGCTCGTGAGGCGTCATGTATGCTCGAAGAGCTGGCAGATAAACTTGAGAACAAGACTGTTAAGGATTCTGAGCTGATTCAGGAACTGCGCCGTGTAATGAACAAAATCTATGTGGCGTGCATGATGACCTATCGACTGGCTGATTTCCTCGGTATCAATGTCGTCGAACTGGTTGGCGAAATTCATCGGTCCAACATGACAAAATTATGGCCTGCAGATGCCGAAGAGCGTCGCCATGCTGTGGCCAACTGCAAATACGACTCTTCTGACCTGGGATTTCGCCATGCTGATGGCACCGATAAGATGATCGGTTTTCGAATTTCCGATGGAAAGATTCTGAAGTCTCCAACCTATAGTGATGTCGATTTATCCTCCTTTGTTGAGCAAGCTAAAGCCTCAGCAATGTACGGAATGATCAAAAAATAATTGTAGGTAGTTATCTATCCGTGTATATTGCATTGGCGCGTTAAATTTCTGAAACAACTATTCGTTTTTGGTGGCCTATGGCCACCATTTTTTTATCTGTCTGGTCTTGTTCGCTCAATAAATGTAAACTCACTTAATGAATAAGTAGTTACTTATCTTTGTGAGGTTTTTGTGTCACTCCTTTTGAATCGTGAGCATACGAACGGTCAGGTAACAAACGCATCGTATGCAAAAGTTATTGAGACGGTGCTTAAAAGCGGCGTGCAGGCTGATGATCGCACAGGCACTGGTACTTTAAGCACCTGCTACGTTCCCTCTTACTACATGCTTACTGGTGGGACTGTGCCGCTTATTTCTGGAAAGGCGGTAAATCTTAAGCCACTACTTGTCGAACTTGAGTGGTATCTGAAAGGCACGGGCAACATCCAATTTCTCAAGGATAACGGCGTTAAAATTTGGGATGCATGGGCCGATGAGAATGGCGATTTGGGGCCGGTTTACGGTAAGCAGTGGCGTCGATGGGAAGATACCCGCATCGTGAGCCATAGTGAATATCTGAGCAAGATCGATACTTTCCGTGAACGCGGGTACAAAGTCGAGGGATACCTGGGTATCAGTGAAGATCGCGTAGTGCTGTCCCGTGAAATCGATCAGCTACAGCGTATTGTCGATACACTGCGCACGAACCCTACCGATCGTCGCATCATGCTTAACGCATGGAACGTAGGCGAGCTTGAGGATATGAAACTGCCACCTTGCCACTTTGTCTTCTCTTTGTGGAGTCGTGAGCTTGATTTTGAAACCCGTTTAACGATGGCAACTGACATTGGTCTTCAACACAGTCGCCTCGGTTATGAGTCTATCTACACCAAGATGCTATACGATCTGGAGATGGACGGCAGTGTTACTGAAACTGAACTGGATGAACTTGGAATCCCCAAACGCATCCTCAACTCCTGCCTCGTACAGCGTAGCGTAGACACTTTTGTTGGTATGCCATTCAATATTGCTGGCTATGGCATTCTCACTCATTTTCTCGCGAAGATTACGGGTCACATGGCCGGTGCATTTGTGCATTTTGGCTTTGACGTGCATTTATACAATAACCACATGGAAAGTGTGTGTGAGCTAATGAAACGACAGGCTCCAGAGCATTCAGATCCGGTCGTTATTTTCCCTCATGAATGGTCTGAGCTGGATGATTTCAAATGGGACGATATTCTGATTCTTGGCTATGACCCTCTACCGTGGATCAAGGTTCCAGTGGCGGTGTGATATGGCAAGAGGTATGTATGTCTTATGCGAAATTGAAGGTGTGCTGGCAAATACCAGCCATCGTAAATCTGTATCTGACGCGGATGCAGGCCAGCTCATTGTCGGTGATGAACTCATTTTCCCCACCAGCCGTATGTTGCGTGGTTTTGCTCGCTCAGGGGCTGAAGTGGTGCTTATCAGTAGCCGCTCTGAAACTCTTGAAGCGCCCACTAAACGATGGCTGAAAGATTTTGGCGTTGATTACGACTGGCTTCATCTTGTACCGAATGGCACCAGTTATGAGAAGCATATTAAGCGCACATTAGCGGAGCATAAAGGCGATCTGCTTATCGCTGCGCTGGTGCACGATCCTCGACTCCGTGCTGCTTTAGCTGACTCTCATCATAGACCGGTCATCTATGAGGTGAGCAAATGAAGATGATAGCTGCTGTAGGCCGTAACTATGAGATCGGCATAGCGAACGAACTGCCCTGGCGTTGTTCTACCGATCTGAAGCTATTTAAGAGACTCACCAAAAACGCCACTGTCGTTATGGGGCGTAAAACGATGGAAAGTCTCAAACGCCCTCTTCCAGAGCGTCATAACCTCGTTTTGACGCGCTCTCATGGCTTTGTACCAAATGGATTCTACCCTGCTGGTGTGGATGATGTGTTGCGATTACCAGAGCCTGTGTGGGTGATTGGCGGGGAACAAATTTACTCGCTATTCATGCCGCATGTTGAAGAGATTTGGCTCTCTCACATCGGCGTTGATGTACCAAACGCCGATGCATTCTTCCCGGCAAGCATGATGCGTAACTTAGGCTTTGTGCCTGTTGAAACAGCTTATACCCAACGAGCCAGCGAGGAAGAGCCTGGCTTTTCGCAGATCGTATACAGAAGGTCGTAATGGATTACCGGATTGGGATCACTGGTGCTCAGGGCAGTGGGAAAACAACCCTGGCTAAATATATCGACAAACATTACGGAATCCCTTACGTGGATGCTGGTGTCGGAAGTTTGATGAGCCGCCTCGGTGTTCGAGTAGGTGAGTCTATGCCTCTATATGAGCGGCTTCAGATTCAAATGGAAATAGCAAAGCATATAGAGCTACTTACACGTGGTGTTGAAGGCTTTGTTATCGATCGCACACCTGCTGATGTTATGGCCTACACGTTGGATTTGGTCGGCCATACCAATGAAGATCGGTGTATTGAGTTAGCCCTCGATATCGAAAAGTTTTGCCACAAAACTGCTATTTCAAACTTTAACGCCATTGCTGGCTTACGCCCGGGAGTCGCTCTCTCAGAGCGAGATTACTTGCGATCACAACGAGCATCATTAGACCGTCTGTATGTCGCTCGTATTGATGCGTTGATGTGCGGGGAACTGACAAAAATTCACCTGCATCCGCAAAGGGGAGATCTGCAAACCTTCGTCGTTTCCAACCGATATCGCACGGTTGAAGCAAGAGCCAGATCAGTGATGAGAATGCTAGATAACGCTGTAGAAAAGATAGAAAACCGGTTCTGTGGCCGAGTAACCGTTCATTAGAAATTGTTCGCCTCTTCGACATTGCAACAATAAAACTCTCAAAATGGGTTAAGGATAAAAAATGTTTAGTGAAATGTTGCTTGAAGATGAACTGGATCGGAAAACAACAGAGGCTTTGATTCGTGTAGCGGACGAACATTCCCGGTCGCTTATGACCGATCGAGAGGCTCGTCTGGCTATTCGTGCCATATTCGAAACTGCGCAGGGGCTTGTTGGCGCACAAGTAGGTGAAGCCATTAACATCGCCATGTCTCAGTTCAGTGAAGACAGTAAAAAGCCTCTGTTTCCTATGCATTTGATGCTGGCTGGTGGCACGGTGCTTTATATCTCTGTTTGTCTGGATAGCAACCAAATCAATATTCTCAACACTGCGTCAGGTAAGTGGAAAGATCCGATTGTCTGTGAAACCAGTGAAGAAACTTTGAAAAAAGCGGCTCAATTTGTACGTAGCGCACTACTTAAGGGCGCTAAGAAGTTGTAAGGAGTTCTGATGACAACGATTGTTGCAGGCATCGATATCGAGTCTACGGGACTGGATTTCCTTGCTGGTCATAAAATTATTGAAATCGCAATTACCCGCTATGAACTGGAGACACAGAGACATATTGATAGTCTGGAGATGCGTTTTAACCCTCGCAGAAACATAGATCCGAAAGCTCAAGCCGTTCATGGCATTTCATTGGAACAGCTCGCAGCTGAACCTTTGTTGTCAAATCATGCCAGCGAAATTGGCGCTTATATGGGGGCATGTAGTGCGTGGATTGCTCATAACGGTGAAGCGTTTGATATACCATTTATTCGACACGAGTTTTCAGGGTATGGAGTAAGACTGCCAGACGTTCCTGTTATAGATACTATGTTATCGGGATTGTGGGCCACAGAAGACGGTAAACGTCCCCGCCTTGAAGAGTTGGCCTTCTCTCTTGGCTTTATATACGATCATGCCAAAGCACATAGTGCCTTATATGACACAAACTTAATGATGCAATGCTTCTTTAAGGCACGTAATAAGTACGGATTTTTTAAATTACCCTCTGAAATTGTGTAAAGCAAAAGCCTACTTTAAAGAGAGTTTAAAGTAGGCTTTCTTTTAAAGAACAGTCGCCTTTCAATCATTTCCTGCCTGTATTTAATACTTTTCCGCCTGATAGGTTTAGTCAAAATGTAGCCATCGAAACGCAAATGTAACCAAACAGAAGGAGACTTACATGAGTTCGGTTGAAAATGTAATGACAAATGATGATCTGGACGAACTGACAGCTATGTTGCAATCACTTGATGAACCGGTAAAAAAAGCTGCACAGGTTGAGAATACTGATGATATTGACGATCTGCTTCTAGGCCTCGATGCTGGCGTAGCCATGAGTTCTGATGATGTTGCCGAAGAACTGTTCAATGAAGAAAAAGCAGGTGATTTCAGCTCCGCTTTAAATGAGTTGGAGTTAGCGCATGAGCCTATAAACGTAATTAACACTGAAAGTGGTGAAGCTGCCGAAAACGAGCCAGAACAATTGGGATTTATTGAGGTTGAAGATTGTGTTGAGGTTAATGATGAATTAAAAGTTCAACAGTCAAATGATAGCAATACAAATAAAAAAGCTCGTACTGCAAGAGGTCCTCGTTTTACTTTAAGTGATAAAGATGATTCGTTTTTCAATAAAGCAGGCTTAGAAAAAGATATTTTCTTAGACGCTTACGAAAACGCGCCTGTCAAAGCAAAGGATAAGATATTAAACCTTCTTAATTGGTTTAGCGGAGGTCCAGATATTAGTGTTTACACGGTAATTTCCATGAGACACCTTCTCACAGAAAAGAAGGCTACAAGTAATAGTATTAAGATTGCTTTAATGAGCAATCCAGAAAAACCGTATCCGCTTAACACTGCGTCAACTCAGGCTGGGCAAATGATGGCTGTATTTCCAGCTACAGGAATTGCTGTTAGAGACGGTGGAAATCTAACATTGAACGAAGAATCACCGATCGTTAAGAAGTTTGTCGCGGAGTACACTATTGGATGACGTTCCCCTACTGAAAATAAAGCCCATAGAGAGCTTTATAGTGCTGGGTAAGCTAACCCATACCCAGCACCACAAAAACGCGCCAGAGAGCTTCTTGTTCGCATTTCTGGCGCGTTTTATTTGATTGCCATACATAAAATCAAATGCAAAAATAGGTAATCACATACCTATCGAGAAAGAAGATGATTGCAGCCGAAAAAATCAAACAGCGAAAGCGCGACAACTCTCTTCGTGACCTCTGGAGAACACCTGATTGGCTGTTTTCTGCCATTCAACGTTATCTTGGAGTGACATTTGATGTTGACGTTGCCTGCAACAAGGACAATGCAAAGCTGCCTAATTTCATAGGCGTTGAGCGCGATGCTTTGAAATCTGAATGGGGACAGCCAGGTACAATTGCCTTCCTCAATCCACCCTACTCCAAAATCTCCCCCTGGATTGATGCTGCTATACGTGAGCAGGCTCGCGGAGTTACAACAGTGATGCTAATTCCTCAATCCCTCGATACAAAGTGGTATGAGCGTGCAACAGAGTATGCGAATGAGACGATTATTCTGTCTGGTGGCCGCGTAGCGTTTGTCGAGCCTGACGTCAATTTGGGTCAGGTAGAAGTAAACATCAACCCCGGTGGCAGTATGCTCGTTGTTTTTCGAGGATTCTGTCAGGACGCTGGGCACTCTATAAGCAAGATCCCTTTGGACGTAATGAAAAGTCTGGGAGGGTATGATCCTGCGAATGTGGTCAGGAAAAAAAGACCATCAAA